ATTTATGGCATCTAATAGTTCGCGCACTACGCTAATTCTGTAAGTGGCCAAATATTCAAGTGACCGGTTTAATTCTAAAATATAGTATGTTAATACATCATATACATGAACATTCGTTACTTCGGGAGTATATAGCGGTTTATCTTCGGGTTGTACATCATAATATCCAGCAAAATCCCATAATTCATTTTTATATTTTTGCTTTCCTACTTCAGTATGATGCCATACATCTCTAAAGCGTTGTAATTCTCCTTTTAAATTAGGTTCGTCGTGTTCAATAGGAAAATGTCTAATATTAGTAGCATATGTAGTCCTGTAAAATACAGGTCGATGCTTACTAGCACTAACAATGCTATAATAAGTAATCATTATTTTTGTAGTATGCTTTATTGCCCAATATGCTTTATACGCATTTATAAGAGGGTCAAAAATTATATTTTTGATTTTTTTAGTTATAAACGCATTATACGATTTAAATTTTTTTGTTTTGCTTGGAAAAACATTTGCGATGCCTTTGCTATAGTTAGAAGTTCCACTATAACTTCCACGAGTTGTTAATTTTTGTCCGGTTAGCTCTAAAGCATTACTCAAAAAATCAAAATCTATTATAAAAAATTTGTTTGTTGTCAATACTTGTTGTAGTTCATAATCAGGTATACGCGACAAAATATAGTCATCATTTCTTCGCCGCTTAGTAATTTTCAAAAAATTGGCAAATAATGTTTGTAAAAAGTGCTTAGGGTAGTCTACAAGTTCGGTATCTCTTTTTAAACTATATATACTATCTACTAAGTCTGTTTCTGTATGCGTGCCCATTACTTTTACTAATGGATAGTTATATTCATAACCTCTAGGAACAGTTTGTTGAAATGGATAATTATAAACGGGTAATGGTGTTATTTGAAATGGTTGCTTTGGTTCTTGTGCCAATTCTTTTAGCACCAATTCTTTTTGTGTTATAGCGTCTTCAACACTTTGTCTAGGTAAATTGGAAAATATATTTTTTAATGTGGATTGTTTTTGTTGATTACTAAGGCTGCCTAATTTTTGTTTAAGCAAAAAAGGGACTATGTCTCCTTTTCCTTTAGCTTTAGCATTCGCTTTCGTTTTTGCCTTTTTCCTTGTTAAGTGTTTCTTTTGCAAAGGCATATCCATATATTAGTATAACATTAATAATATTTTTACTTAAAAAAATTGATAACTGTAATTTTATGTTTTAATTTAAAATTAAGTATAAAATATAATTAGCAGTGTTATTTATGGCAAAAACCGGACAACTTTATGTTAGAGAGCACGAAGCATTTGATATATATGATGCTTGTAAATTAGGTATAACGCAAAATATTTCAAATAGAGAAACAACTTATATAACAAGTGAAATAAGGCGCGGCGAGTTTTCACACGTATTTGAAGTTCCGCTTGAAAAATTGCTTCGTGCTGAATTATGGTTGCGCTATGATTTTAAGAATTTCAATGTATATATTGATGGTGGAACAGAATTTTATAAAAAATCAATTATTCCATTAATTATAGAACAATTAAAAAAACGTAATATTGAAGCTAGACAGTTGTCGCTTGAGGAAATCGAGAGCATTAAACGCAAAGAATATGTTAATCAACGCAAAAAACATTTGGCAAATTTAATAGCAAAACAATTAAAAGAAACAATTCCTAGGCCTCTGCCACATTGTCTACAAAATAACTTAAGAAATGAACTACAAGCAAGTTATGAAGAGCCAATAAATAATGCTTTAATTACATATAACAGAGCAACTATAAAAGCCCCAACAGGGTTTGGTAAAACTCATTTATATTATAAAGCTATTGTGAAATGTAACTCAGCAAGAGTGCTATTTTTAACTCCGCGACTTATGCTTAATCATCAGATAGTTGAAGAGAAATACTCGTTTTATATTAAACATGGTAATTATGAAATTATTCATTATAGTGATATAGAATCAAAAGACAAAGAAAAAATTATAAAAAAATTATTAATATCTAATGAAAAATTTATAATGACAAGTTGCTATCAAAGTCAAAATAGTTTATTAAAAATCATAAGACAAATTGATATTGTATTTGACTTAATTATATTTGATGAAGCACATTTTATAACATCATGGATTAATCCTGAAAATATGTCAGAATTTTTGACTAATAATAATATTACTAAATATAGATTATTTGGTTCAGCGACACTACCAGAATGTATTGAAATTACACCAGTTATATTTGGTCCAGTTATAGAAAAAGTAAAAGTATATGAATTAATAAATCAAGAATTATTATGTAATATTGAAACTATTGTTAAACAACTAGAAAATAAAAAAAGAGAATATCATAATTTAAAAGAGTTAATAGTTGAATCAATGATTAAATATAACAAGAAAAAAGGAATTATATATGTTAATGATTGTAAAAATGCAGAAAATTTATATAAATTATTCCAGAAACAAGATAAATTAAATGTTTATATTTATATTTCTAAAGAAATAGAAGTAGAAAATGATAGTGATACAGATTTAAAAACATTTGAAGATGATAAAGAACAATGTGTTATTATTTGTGTTGGTAAAATTGGATATGGTTATGATAATGATTTTATTGATTTTATCTGTTTGGGAGACCCACGACAATCTGATATTGATATAAGACAAATTATTGGTAGAGGATTAAGATGGAAAAAAGAAGTATATCCAAATAAATTACTACATTTATTAATTCCAATGTATAAAGATGAATTTGGTAATTGTTCTAAAAATGAACATCTGAAAAAATGCTTGGATTATATAATTGGTGAATGTGGTAAAGATATTATCTTTAAAAATAATGGAAATGTTATAATTGGTAATAAAAAAGAAGGTCCTCGTGATGGAACTAGCTATGATGGAGCTAATATTCCAACTGAAATATTAAATGAATATTGTACCACAGGTTATAATAAATATACAGACTTCTTAAGATTTTTGAAAAGTAATTTAATATATGATGAAATTTCATATAATAAATTAAAAGAAAAACAAACTTGGATTGTTGAATTAGGTGGACTACAAACAAAGTATCCGAAATTTTGTTTCAGACATATTCATCCTAAAAATATAGATTATTATTGGGATAAAAAAGAAGCATTAAGAGCATATGAATTAATGAATAATAAATTAGCTGATACTATTGGAAAAGAGAAATATAGAAAATATACTTCTCAACAAAAATTAGAAAAAATAAATGAATTAGATAAAAAAATACCACCTATTAAATTTGACCTATATTATCCAAAAGATTAAATTGTTTATTTAGATTTAGATTTTGTCTTTTTTTTTGGAACTTCTTTTATTTCTTCATTTGTATCTGTTATTTTAATTATATTATTTTTAATTGATAATAAATATTTAATTAATTGATTATTTAATTTATCATTTATCAAATCAATATTTACTAGATAATTATTAATAGTTTTTTCAAAACATATAATATCATCAATAATATTAGAATAATTATTATTTATTAAAATTGGAATTTTTATAAGTTTTAATTGATCCATATTTAGAGAACCATTTTCACTCATAATTCCTCTACCATATCTTTTAATATCTAACATTTTTAAACAATAATATAAATACTTATTTGGAATCTCTTTAATTATACTATTAATAGATGCTATTGCTTCATTTGTATATAAATCATTACCAGCAATTGCTAATTTACCAATACTTAATTTAAATGATAATAATATTGAATCTTTTTTTACTAATTTAACATTACTTTTTTGAACACCTAAATCAGTAATCTTTTCATTTGTATCTGTAATTATATTGTTATTTAATTCAGAAATAGAAACCCATAAATTATTACCATCCTCCCAATATTCTGGTTTATCTCTTGATGGTGTTCCACCTATTTTAATATCACATATTTCATTCATATTTTTAATAATTGTATTATTATTTTCAGTTTCAGTTTTAATAAATAATTCTAATAATGATAATAATAGTTTTTCTGTATCATTTTTCATTATATTTAATAATTTAATTTGATTTAACATAATATCATTAATTTCTATTATTTTAGATTGCTCGTCTAAAGGTGGAATTGGAATTTTCATACGGTTAAAATTCTTTTGGTCTAATGATTTATTACAAGAACCTTTTTCATATACTGTTTCTATATGTTCTTTGATTGAATTTAAATAATAATAAATATATTTAATTGATACTTTATTTTTATACTTGTCGTTTATTACAAGTCTTGACATTAAATTAGTATGAACGCATAATTCTTCGGTGTATCTTATAGGACATTTTCCATTACCATTAAAAGCATTTGCTATAAATAATCCTTCATTATAATAAATATCACTTTGAATTTTTCTACTTGTTTCACTAATTACTCCTTTTGTTATAAGTAATATATTACCATTTTCATCATTATCTATTTTTTCACTAGATAATTTACCTTTTTCTAATGTAAAAATATCACCAAATTCAATCCATTCAAAATTAGTCATTTTTGAACTAAGACTTTCAATATATTCATCTTTTAAATAATCACGAAGATACCAAGAAGCACATGGTTCTTTTTCAATATCATCAATTGATACTGTTGTTATTTTTGTTAAAGTATTACATTCTTTATTTGCTTGAATAAAATTTATTGCTTTGGTGCCTTTTTTATCTTTTTCAAAAATTAATCCACATGTTTTAATTCCTGTATGTGTAAAAGTTCCACCTTCAAATAATATAATATCTGTAATATTTGTTTCTTTCATAAAGTGTTTTCTTGCATCTTTATTAGAAGATCCAAAAAATAATTCTCCATATGGAAGAATAATTAAGCATAATCCATTCTCTTCTAATTTATATTTATTTAATTCTAAAAATTGAATTGGTGGACTATTATCTTTCAAATTATATATATCATCTAATTTAATTTTATTTCCCTCAGTAAATTTATCTGTTTTAAAATTTTCTTTAATTTGCTCGAATTTTTTATCAGTTTGAAAAGGTGGATTAGTTAATACAAAATGATGTTTATTATTATTAATATGAGTTAAACTACTTTCACATTTTACATCATATGGAAACTTTTTTAATGTTAAAATTAAATTCATTAAACCATATTGAAATGTAGTTGATTTAACTTCACCACCAGATAATAATATTCTATCTCCGTATTTATCTTTGAATAAATTATATCCAGTAACTAACCAGCCACCAGTTCCCATACAAGAATCGTAAAATTTAATTTTTTCTTTTTTATCTAATTTCTTTATAATTTGATTAATTTTATCTTCCTTGTAATTAAAAATTAATTTCATTAACTTTCTTGGTGTGAAAAATTGACCTAATTTTGAGCCTTTTTTAACATAACCATTTATAATATGTTCGTATATTTCACCAATAACATCTTCATTTTGTTCTATTTCGGTAATATTTAATGGTATTATTACATCATTTAATAAACCTTGAATTGTTGGTGCTTTTCTTGCTTTAATAAAATTATTTTCTGTAAAAATTTGTTTAGTAAGTGGATGATTTTTTAAAATATCACCCATTTGTCTTATAGCATCATTAGATTCATTCAGATTACGAATTACATCTAATTCTTTTTTAGATAAATTTGATAAATTTTGAAAATAACTTAAAATTTCAGTTAATTCTTTATCATCATATAAATGTTCATAATATTTCTTATTTAATAAATCTATTTTACCATCTTCTTCTTTATCAGAAATAATTAGTTGAATAGATTTAATGAATAGAAAGTTCATAATATCATTTAACGCATCTTCACCCTCTATATTTTCATAATTATATAAATAGTTATGAGCTTTATCAATCATTTTTAAAATATTCTTTTTATCTTCACTTTTAACTTTATTAGCTTGTTTGTCTAATTCCATTAAAATTTCATTATCTGGTAATCTTAAATATGAGAAATCTGTTTCATTTGTTACTTTGTCTTTTTTTACAGGTTTTTTTCTTTCCGATTTTGCTTTAGCATTACTATTATCTTCATTCATTTTTTTACTTATGATATTATAATTATAATATCAATAATATTTTAAATCAATTTTTTTTATAAAGTTTTATTTGAGTATATTAATAACATTAAAAAAAGTTTTTCAAATATATCTTTACGATATTTTTGAATGTTAAAACTGGTGCTCATTTTAAATTCAATATTAATATTATAATCTCTCAATTTCACACAAAATTATATTTCATTTTTTTTAATAACCTTACTATAAAACTAAAAAGATTTTGCTCGTTTTAGCGTTTTAACCCTTGATTCTTGGCGTGGACTACTGCCATTACGTGTTTTAGTAAGATATTTTGAACTATTTTCTAAAATTCGAATATAAAATTTTGCATTTGCTTGACCAACTATGCTTGGGTCAGGCTCAACCAAATAGTTATTTAATTTGTCTAATTTATTATTTAACTGTTTTATTACACTATTATTTAGCATTATTTTGTAGCTACGTAATTTTGATAGCATTTTATTTAATTCTTTAATATAAATTTTTAATACATTTATTGGATTATTTGGAGGCCAATAATAACGTTCATAACTTTCTTGCAATAATCTACTGGCTACTTCTTGTGGATACTTAGGTAGGGCAGGGTGACTTTTTCGATACGCCTCTATTTTTTGTATTATATTTTCAATAACAATAATCAGTGAATAAGTAAAAGTTACATTTACACTAAAAAACACAGTCAACTTTCTTAATTCACCTTGTGTATAGCGAACGCCATTTTCTCTCATTTTTTTAGCATTTACTCTTAATTTATGCACTAAATATTTATAATCTTTAATAAAATAATTTGGGTCATATAAATTAACAACATGCATATTAAAATTAGGGTCAGTCATTGGTAAGCGAATCACAGAACCATTTAATAGCAAATTAAAAAAGTCTCTATCATTAGTTGGTAATGTTTTTGGTTGAAAAACAGCCTTAATGCATTCTATTTCATAAGCTCGGTCTTTTATATCTTGTTTTTTGTCTTCTACTTCTTGTTCTATTGTTTTTTTCATTGAATAAATTAGGTCAACTACATCACGTGGTAATGCTGTCCCTGAAGGTATTGGCTTTACTAAAGGACGATTATAAGCATAAGTTTTGCTAAATTTTGGGACACCATGTTTTACTAATCTTTTAATGATTGCCTCTGTTTTCATACTTGTGCTTTTAGTTTTTTTACTTGTTCTAAATGAATAACTTTTATCTAGTTCAAGTAACTTTTCACGTGGTATTTTTTCAAGTTCTTCTTTTGTATAAAATTCTTGAGTATCTTGAGTTTCTTGAGTTTCTTGATTATATGAATTACGCCTTGTAAAAGGTAAGTTTATAAATTCCATATATTATTATTAGTATATAATAATAATATAATATATAAGATTTAAAACTAAGATTTAAAAAATAACTAAGATTTAAACAGATTTTCCTCGTTTTTGTGTTGTATTATTTAATTTTGATTTTAATTTTAATTTTAATTTTTTACGCGGAGTATAAGAACGGGGCTTTTTAGAAAACTCTAAATCACTTTCTAACACTCGTTCCTTAAATTGTGCGTTTGGCTGGCCGACTATGCTAGGATTGCGTGGCGCCAAATAGTCATTTATGCTTGTTAATCTCTTATTTAACTCTTTTATTATTTTCGGATTTAATATTATTTTGTATCCACGTAATAGCAATAGCATTTTATTTAAACCACTAATATAAACTTTTAATACATTAATTGGTATATTTGCATTGCCCGGTAAATATCTCTCATAACGCTCACGCATTAATGTATACGCTTCATCTACTGGATATATAAGTCCCTTTCGTGAGCGTGTAAAGCATCGTGTAATGCGTTTACATAATGAGCCTAGGCTAGCAAGGTGACTAGTTCTATAATCTTCTACTTTTTGTAACATAGTATTAATAATAATAATCATCGTATATGCTGCTAGAACATGTGTATTAAAAAATTTAGCTATATATTTTTCTTTAAATTGCGCATAACTATCAAAAATAGCTGCATTAGGAATTTTACTAGAAAATGGATCTCCATAACGCCCTATTTCTATTCCCTTAGTGTCTATATATTGCCTTTTTTCTCTCAATTTGTCAGCATTTAGTCCAAATCTTTGTACTAAATAGCCATAATCTTTAATAAAATAATCAGGCGAATATAAATTATTAAAATGTTTTAAAAAAACATCATTATTCTCTGACGGGCTTATGTTAGTCAAAGAAACTCGGCGTCCATTAAAAAGTAAATTAAAAAATGCTCCATAATAGTATTTAGGTGGCTCACTTGCTTCAAAGAGCGATTTAAGAAACGCTATTTCATATTCTCTGTCTTCAATTTCTTTTTTCATAGTATATATTTTACTAACTAAATAAGGCGGTATAGAGATCCCTGAAGGTAACGCTTTTGCTATTGGATGCTCTAATTCATATTTTAAATAAGAACCTACTTCTGATTTATATTTACTTCTTGTAACTCTATATTTTAATAATCTTTTAATGATTGCGTCTTTAGTTTTTCGCGTGCTTCTAGTTTTACTCCTTGTTTTAAACGAATACATCTTATCCATAGTAAATAAATGTTGATAATCAATTGCTTCTAATTCTTCTTTTGTTAAGTAATCTTGATTCGTATTAGCCATTATATTATATTATAATATATTATTTTAATACTAAAAATTAGGATTAGGATTATTATTATGATTAGGATTAGGATTATAGGATGACTAGTTATTTTTTTCTAGTCCTACCTTTGGACTGATGCCTTTGTTGTTGCATTAACCATTCTGCATGTAGCCGTTCTTGTTCTTGTTGCCATTGCCATTGTTGCCATTGCATTTGTTGCCATTGCATTTGTTGCCATTGCATTTGTTGCGATTGCATTTGTTGCCATTGCTGTTGCATTGACATAGGAGGTACAGCATATATAGCACTAGTAGAAGGCGCATTGTGCATAGCACTATTATAAGACATTTGATGAGGAATCTCAGAGAGCAACATAGGGTCAATATAGTCTATAGGATTTGGAGATTTAGTATATTTTCTAGGTTCAGGCGGCACAAGAAGTTTGTGTCTTTTTGTTTTACTAAGCACTAGTTTTGTTACTTTTTCGGCTCCAACAGCATACACATCTTTAAAAATCTTTTTCAAAGTGTCCAATGTAATAAATGGGTAATAGTTTAGAAGTTTGTCAAGAAAATAATTAATATTTTCTTCTAATAATTCTTCTTTAGTTAATTTATTATTTAGTGAAAGATGTAAGCCACTATTTAAACTAATAATTGCCTTTTTGAATTTTATCAAATAATATTCATATTCCTCCATTAATTTTTGATTTTCTTCTGTTATAACCCTTGATTTTTCTAAATTGTCTTTTAATATACTATAATAACCATAATAGTATATTTTCTCAGCTAATAAATTTGTAATACTTTGACATTCAAATAAAACATCTAACCCAAATATAGTAGTTCTGTATTGGTGTAATGAGGATGATGAGAAAGACGGAGCAAATAGGGGTATTATAATACCAAAATCGATGTCCGAAAAAGGATAAGGTATAGTACCAAACATAACAGCAAGTTTACAAATAGTTTTATTTTTATTTCTTTTATCATCTGGAGTCAAAAATGATATAGTTGTACTATTACTATCTAAAAACCATTTTATTAGTTCAGAAATATTAATTGCTAATGTTGTCACTTCTTCTGTATTATATATACTAGTTGGTTTAGGTATAAGTAACACATCAATATCAGAACTTCTGTGTAAATTACTTAAAACACTATGCCCATAACTAGTTGGCTCACATGCACTTAATATTGTTCTCAAAACCAATTGAATAGCTTTTCCACCTTTAAAAAGTAATTTGTAGTTACAATCACGTTTATTTTCCATTTTATTAGCCAATAGTCCAAATACTATAAAAGCAGCGCACAAAATAGTATTATAATAATAAAAATTGCGCTCATTTGGATATTTTGTTAAACCATTAACTACTTCTATTTCGGCTCTCTCTGGAATATAATAAGTCGGTAGTTTTTCCTTCATAGCCAAACATATATTATTAGTAGCAATGTTATGACGACCAACGGGTGGAATCATAGCTTGTAACTGATTTTTAAAATCAATTAGTTGAGCTTCTTCTTCATCGCTAAAAAAAGTATTCCAATAACTAAGATTAGATGGAAACAACTGAGCACCTCCTAAACCGAAATAGGTGTTCTGTTTTTTTATTTTTTTTGCTATTTTCTTAGTATAATGTTTCTTAGTATAATTTTTCTTCATATTATAATATATAATTATATATTATAATTATAGTTTTAAAAGAATTGCCTTAGTGTAATATTACTTTCTTTTATATCAAAGCTATGAACGTATTTCATATAGCAGCGCAAAGTCATTGCTACATCAATAAGAGAATTGTGTTGTTCGGTTGGTAACTGCTCGTCAGGAAACAATAGACTATATAGTTCGCTTAGTTTTGGATTTTTATTATAAACTTGATTAGTCTTGCTTAATCTCTCTAATTTACAAAAATCTGCTGTGTTTTTCATAGTGCAAAACTCAGGCTTTACTATTTGACCATGCTTATTAAATTGCGTAAAATATTGTTTTATATTGTGCCTGAAACATTCTACAAAAATTAGACGCTTATCAAATGAAATATTATGCCCAACAACGATGTCGCAGTCTTTCAAATAGACGTTAAATTCTTTTAATGCGTCTACAATATTTATGCCTTGACAATCCAAAATCTCTCTACTAATATTATGAATGTTGAAACTTTCTGGTGTAATAATAACAGACTTAGCAATCTTAATATAATTATTTTTTATTAACGAACTATTATTGGAACTGTCATATAAAATAGTGCTAAGTTGTATAATGTGCGGCCATTTAGATTTATCATATATAGAAGCACCCTTTTCTGGTAGGCCAGTGGTTTCAGTATCAAATACAAGTACTTTCATAGTAATAGTTAATATAAAACACTTGTTTTTAGTATGTATTACTAAAAAGTTAATTTGTAAACATTTTTTTAAATAATTAATTTTATTATTTTTGAGAGAATTTTATTAGAGACTAGCTTGTGTTTTTTGAGCATCTTCAAAAGATGGTATTTTTAAATATTCATAAAATCTTTCTCTCACAATATACATTAAATAAGTATTGGGATCCCAATCGCTACACCAAGAATTATGTGCGCGTAAAGAACGCATATGTGGATTAAATTTATCATAATAATTACTTGCTTCTTGTTTAGTTTGAAAAATTTTATTCATATAACCAACATGCTCGCTTTTTTCATTCCAGTCAAACTTTTGAACTTCTAATATATAAGGCATATGTTAATAGTATACAAGAGTAATTTTCTATATATTATTAGTAAATAATATTTAAAATATTATTTATAAACAAATTTTAAAGAGAGATGAACTATTATAATACACTAAAACGCGTATGATTTTCATTATCCCATATAACATGCGAGCCAATATATTTTCTTATAGGATTTGGACCATGTTCAATATAGTATACTTTATCGACGGCGTCATAATCTGTTGACTTATAATATATTTCTAATTCGGCATGAGTGTTGCCATTTGCTAATGGACCATTTGAAACTTTTATATTCATCATAAATGTATAATAACAATCAACTACATTATAAGTATTAACATTATAACTATTAAGACTAATGTCATAACAAGTAAAACACATTTTAATATATAATATATTATATATAAAAAAAATATAAAAACAAAACTATAATACTTTATTATAGTATAACAATGCAGATTTTCGTAAAAACACTTACAGGAAAAACTATTACACTAGAAGTAGAGCCGTCTGACAGCGTTGACAACATTAAATCCAAGATTCAAGATAAAGAAGGTATTCCACCCGACCAACAGCGCCTAATTTTTGCAGGAAAACAGCTTGAAGACGGGCGCACATTAAGCGATTATAATATTCAAAAAGAAAGCACTTTACACCTTGTATTGCGTCTACGCGGGGGATTTTAGTTATTTAGCAAATATTATTATTGTTAATAATAATATTTAGCAGTATTATATTATATTATATTATATTATAAGTAAAATGCCTTTCGTGCCACAATTGTATCGGAGATCGAGTCATGTCAATAACTCTAATGCTGGTTTTGATTATGGCAAGTTGTTGAAAGACATAGAGGAAAAAAGCGCACGAGATAAAACCGAAGCCTTACAAAACCGAACACAAGAATATAATGTTATAGTTAAGGAGCCTAAGTTACTAGGAATAACACCAAACCGTGATCGTGATGACGAAAATTACATAACTCTAGATAACAAAAAGCCTAATCCATATAACATAATACAATACTCACAAGTGGTAAAATTTAGAACGGGTTCTGAAGAGGTAAATTTAGAAGACTTAACAGGTGAAGCTTTTAGAGAAGCGTTTAAGCCATTGAGAACACATATAAAAGCTATTCAGCCAAACAATGAATCAACATATGTTACATTAACTTTTAAATCAAATAAACCTCATATACCACTTTATCCATATAGTGTTACTCTAACAAGTCCTGGCTCTATAGGATTTAAACGAAAAAAAGGACAAGATATTAATGATAATGATGTAACAATAATGGAAATAGGCGAAGAATATAATCCATATGGTATTACAGATGGTTCTAGATTAGTAGGAATTATGCACAACGGGTCTAACGGGTCTATATTAAAGGCTATCACCTATGATGATGATGGTGAAGATTTTGAATACCTTGTAGAGAAAAGAAACAAAATTGACCCAAATGATAATAACACATATATTACTCTATACATAGTATCAATAGACTCAAATGCACCCCAAAAAGCAGCAGCAGCAGCAGCAGCAAGAGCAGCAGAAAGAGCAGCAAGAGAAACATCACAACAAATAAGTGGTGGTAAATCACGCAAAACAAAACGCCATCGCAAAACAAAACGCCATCGCCATCGCAAAAAATCAAGACGCAGCAAATCAAGACGTCGCAATAAACACTAAGACACTATTTTTACACTAATAAATAGCATCTATTCACTAGTTTCATCATCCGTACAATAACCATAAGTAATTAACTCAAAACTAATAGGATTTATACGCTTTAAATCTTCAATATACAGTTTTCTTGTATTAGTAGTTATATATATTTTTAAACAAGCATCTGTTTGTGCGTCTAGTGCTTCATAAATATTTCTTAAAGTAAGCTCCCCTGTTTTATTAGACACATAATAGTATAATTTTATTTTGTCTCCATCTTCATTATAAAATGTATGCATTATAACAATAGTAGGGTCTGTTCCTTCATAATATATAGTATCAATAGAGCCTTCATAACCAGCAATGTAAAAATTTTTAAAACTAAACTCTAGCATCTATATTACTATTTTTTTAAGTTAAAAAATAGTAATATATTTAAAAAAATTTTAACATTCAGATTATATTTAGAATATTTTATATATTATATTTAGAATATATATATAATGGGTGATAACGTAACTACACGTCCTAAAATTTTGACTACAGAAGAGCAATAAATTTTTGTTGAAAAGATTAAGGAATATCCATACAGCCTCGTATATGTTCATGGTACAGATGATTTTGATACAATAGTTAAGTATTTTAAATTATTTAAGTTAGAATACGCTAAAAACTTTTTAACGTTTCTTAGGGGTAGTTTAACTACAGCTATTAGCAAGGCCTCCCAAGAAAATATATTAGCTTATACACAAACTATGATTCAAGAAATAGAAAGAGAAAAAGAAGAACGTGATGAAACAGAAAGAATAAGAACAGAAGAGTCTCAAAGTAGAGACGCAGTAGTTCCGCGCAGAGCTATAGATATACCACGTAATCTGGGGTATAGTACACCAGAGATGCAGAGGCAGGCGCAACGTGAGGCACGTGAGGCATCAAGACGTGAGCACAATACTACTGTGTCTGCACGACGGGATAAACAAACAGGGGATGATGATAGCTCTATATATAGAGATAGAGATAACTATGGTGGAGCACGACGCAGCAAATCAAGACGCCGCAAATCAAGACGCCGCAAATCAAAGCGCCATAAAAAGACTCATCGCAATAAACACTAAGAACTAGTTTAAAAATAATAAAACAATAAATTAACGACCTTTTTAATTATAAACGTAACTAAGATTATAATTAAAATGTAAATCACAAAAAAAATTGTATAAATCATTATAAAAATGTTATTCCAATAAACAATAAATTAATATATAATATAACTATATAAAAAATGGAATATGATGAGCCTCCATTATATCACTACAGCGGTCCAATTACTGCTGCTGGAGTAGCTTTTGAAGAGCTTCAAACAGCTATAACTAAATTGATATATGCTGAATTAAAATTAAAGTATAGTAATGCTACAAGAAGTAGTTTCGATTGGGCACGAGCAAACTACAAGAGTAGTTTAAATATAGCATTAGATAACGCTAACCGTTTATATAAAGTAGCAAATACTGATATAGACAAAGAAATCGCACATGAATATATTGTTTTGATTAATACAAAGCTAGATGAATTACAAAAGCTTGATGACTCACAATCGGGAGGTTCAAGAAGAAGACGTATAAAAAGTGCTCGTAAAAAATCAAAGCGCCATATAAAGACTCATCGTCGTAAATAGTAACATCTAAGAGCTAAAAGCTAGTTTAAAAATAATAAAACAACTAAATAACAATTAACAATTAACAATTAAACATTAATTGTTAATTATTAATTATGAAACTAAAAGACGTGTTATTAGTATATATAATTTTTGTGTTTGTGCTATTTAATAGTACAAATGTGGTAAGTCAAGATTGTCTACTTATTAATGGGGGAGGCTATTCTGGATTTTGGTATTATTATGGTTATTTACAAAAAAACACTAATAAAACTAATAAAACAATATATTGTTATTCCTCTGGATGTTTAGCTTATGTTGCTTCGTTAACACATAATAATATCACACATTTATATAATCTTGCAAATACATTAGCAATTGATTATAATAATAACAAGTTAACTAGCTATACTATTAAAGACCAATTTATAAATAGCATTGCAAGCAAACTAAGTAACACTAACATACAAAATTATAATCTTAATATATTAACTACAAATTATTGGGGTCAATGTATAATTAAACAACCAAAAACTATTAGTGAATTAATAAAGTATCTTGACGAAACAACTAATATACCTCTAATAACCACAAAAGCAGACTTAAACAAAAATCTTGACGGAGGACTATGTTTTATATTAAATTTCAATAACTATTGTGCGACGCATATTATGTTACCCTATAATTATAGATTTTATACTGCTATTTTTAATAGCAACCTTAGTCATGCTGATGTTAGTTATTTTATGGACTATGAAAAAAATTGATTATAATTTAAAAAAGGTTTATTATTTTATACAAGTCTAAACAAGTATTAACAAGTTTATTACCAAGAAAATGGAAGTTAAACCTTTGCCTAATTTGCCTAATTTGCCTAAATTGACTACACTATTGCCCCCATTTTGTGGTTTTATGATTGATGATATTGTGACTTGTAATATATGCTTAGAGGACAATGATGGAAACATTGAAGTAGATGGTTGTATTTCAGGAAGAGGCAAGCGAAGACTTATTACATCGTGTGGTCACATATATCATAAAAAATGCTTACAACAATGGACTGCTACGTCCCTTAAAGGTTCATTATGTGGGCTAATTACTTGCCCTTATTGTAGAGGACCTGTCTATATGGATGAGCAAAGTACTGAAGCAAAAAAAAAACTATTTGATGCCTTAGCGCGTTGTGATTGTTGTATAAGACATCAAAAAGAGAAACCTACATCTTATACTTATGACCCTGATTTAGATGATAGAGTTATGTCAAAAGCTCAAGAAACTGCTCTTAACACTCTTTCAGCTGAAGACTATAAAGATTGGTGCCAAGTCAACTCTTGGCGTCGCATGGATGAACGCGAATGGTGCGATTGTCATTGTAGGACAAGAATGCGTACAATGGTTCGTCGCATTCCACCTCCTATTCCACAAGACTTGTTTAATAAATAATCTAAGTTCATACTCTCAAAACATAAGCATATTTTTTTATCTTAAATTGCGAAACAATTTAAAATTTAATTACTAATAACATTAGCTAACCTTTAATGAATCAATTAAATAAAGTTAGGCTATGTCTTTTTTTAAATAGTTGTTTGGTATTATTTATAGGATTTTATATAACAAATTTTGCAACTGATTCTAAATATTTTCGTTTTGGACCAAATGATGATTTTATATTTATAAGCGTACAAATTAACACCACACAAAAATATTGTAGTTTATTAACCTTAATATTTGTAAATGATGTAATTAGAGTTGTTATTCAAGAATTTGGAAGCCCAGTACTATTTATGAATGTATATAATCCAGATAAAAAAGAAATAACCGAATTTAGTAAATTACAGTTATATTTTTATGCAAATTCTATGTTTTTATTAAATAATATTAGATATATTTTTACATTACTAATTGGTGTAACACAAATAGATATTGCACTATTTTCTGTGTTCGTAGAAGAAGTAATTGTTATTTTTACAATAAAAATGTTACTTGATGAGAAAAAATTCATAAATAGCAAATCATTATTATATACCAATAAAGAAGTTATTGTTGAAATGGATAGTATTGATTCTAAAAATTAAATAAAATAAAAATAAAGAATAATAAAATTGTTGTTATGTTTTTTTAAAATTGAATTGCTTTTTATCATGTTAAGTAACAGCCTCTACAAATTGCAGCATCTAAAATCGCAATATCAATGAATGCAGCAATCATTGCTGAGATTCGGGGCTTGTTTGGCGATCTTATTATTGACGATCTTTTGTTCAGGGTTAGTATAAATATGAATATTGATGAAGTGGTATATGCTGTTCGAGACAGGTTTGATGTGGAGAGAATTCCTAGTGAAATGATGGCCATCATCAATTGTTGGAGAAGAACCTTATCGTGGTATGATGAAGATTACGTGGCAAAGTTTGATCGTTGTTTGGAGGAAGCCGTCACATATGAAATGAGAGGATTCTTAAAAGGCTTTTTAGAAGAACGGAGCAAGGACTTGGAAGACGGAATGACGCTCAAGGAAAGCGACTTGTATGATGCTGTGAAAAGCGCGTCGCATTATTTGTTGTCTAGGGATTGGGAAGCTGATCCTAACTTGACAAACAGCGTAATTTGGTGGGCACAATATTACGGAGACCGTATTTTGCAATGTGACTATGAAAATAATACATTACATTACGAGCAGCAAGACCTTACTAATCCAGTTGAGAACGAGGAATAACATTGTGATTTTTGAGCTGTTGTGTATTGTGTCTTGAATATTTTTTTTATTTTATTTTAACTTTAAAAAATTATTGTTATGCTAATAAAAATTGAATTGATTTTCATACACACAACTATAGTAAACAAAGTAAACAAAGCAAGACAAAGCAATACTATAAGCAACTATGGATGCTCGCATTGTTGCTTTGTATGACGCCGAGACTAGCGCGCCTCTACTAAATGATGCAATCAATGTTCTAGTAAATAGTATTCAAAAAAACATTGTTATACACAAGCTTTCTAGGCATTTGACGGCTATTATGAATAGTTGGATAAGAACGCATTCATGGTATATTGATCATAAAACTAGAATGTCAAAGTTTGAACATTGTCTTCGGAATGTACTATCTAGGGAAATGAGACGTCATGTAATTGATCTTTTAAAAATACGAGATAAAGAATATGAGTATGGACTTGGAAGTTCTGTAAACGAAGACGACTTGGCTTTAGAAGTTCTTCGTGTGTCTATGTCACAATTTACTAGTAACTATTTTTGGGATATTGACGTCAAGTTGACTTCTGAAGCAGATCGCTGGGTAATAAATAACGGAGAGAGCCTAATAGATAGCGACTTTGAACGTCCTTTTTCGTGGTTTAGCAAACGAACTATGTCAACACATTATCGCTTGCCTCATGTTGCTACACATTCTAATAATGTAATCCCATTAGAAGTATTGGCATTAGACTTTAAACATGACCCAAACTGGGAATGCTCTATTTGCATGGAAGTTGATTCAGTCAATCATGTTAATTTGTTTACTTCTCATTGTGTTAGAACTGCTTGTAAGCATATATTCCATATGGCATGTTTGGATGATTGTAAGCGAATATACTTACAACAAAAGGAAAATCATAACAAGATGTGTGTTCCATGTCCTTTGTGCCGTGCACCTATTTATTAGAAACTAATGTATATTGTCTTGTATTGTATTGTATTGTATTGTATTGTATTGTATTGTATTGTATTGTATTGTATTGTAAAAATAAAATTTTTTATAAAAAAAATGTTGTTTTATTAACTTACTAACTTATTAACTACAATAATGCGTTGTTTCATTAAAAGTTATTCTTGACTTTATAATAATATCAGCACGACATAATGGGCAACTAATTTTTGGTTTGCTACTATTCTTTTTAATAGCTTCATCAAACATTGGATATAAACATGTACTATGAAAACTATGTTTGCACAAAGTTGTAATACTATTATTAGCATCCATAGCATCTAAACAAATAGGACAATCATTTTCACATTCATCACATACTTGTAGTGCTTGTGCTGATTCTTCTTGTCTAAGATTACAAATAATAGCATATATTTTGTTTTTTATGTGTAAACAATCATCTTTGCTATTTAGTAAGTCAAATGCTTTATCATATATATAATAAGCAAATAGTATAATCCAGTTATCTTTTTTAAACTCAGTAATGAGCAAATTTAGTTGAGCAAAATCATTATGTGCTGATGCTTTAAACGTTACATAATGAAATATTTTTAATTTATTATCGGCTATGTATTGATGCATTTCACATTGTAGTGCATGTTGAACTTGTAAGCCTCTATAATAACCGTCTTTATCTAAAAATAATGTATCAATAAACATTAGCAATCCATAGTTAGTTTTCAATTCAAAGTCATCTTCACAATAATAATGTGTATTAGTCAATAGGTCATAAAATCGCTTAACATTTTGCTTATTCAAAATTATTTCCAATAAATAGTTTATAATTAGTCCATCCATACTATTTAATTTAAGGCTTGTGTAATGTGTTTGTCTTGATTTTATTTTAATACAATCAAGACAAAATAAACTACACGTAATCAATTTTTTTTAACATAATGTTTAATGTCTTCTTCTTCTTTTTCTCATTTTTTGCCCATTCTTTTGCTCATCTTCATTCCTGTAATACGATTTTTCCTTTAGCCAATGAAGCCAAAACAAAAAAACTAATAAAAAAAATTGAATAACAATTAGTAATAGTTAAATAATTACATTAGCAAACTATTATGTCATCAACTATGTTCTTAAGGAAAATGCTTTACATTCCTGATTATGTTGTTTATGAAGACATTCCTAAAATCATTAAGTATTTTGATGACTTTAGTATTGCTAAAGTAAAGGATGTCAAAGTTATTCCTCATTGTGAACCCGAATATTATGTTGAAAATCGTTATAATTATGGTTCTGCTTTAATTGAGATTGATTATTATTATTATAACCAAGGATCTTGTAATTTTTACAACTCAATTGAAAATAAAAAGGGGCGCATGGTGTATGATGACCCATACTATTGGGAAGTGCAATTTAGCCCATTTAAAGAGCACAACAGCCAACTTTATGACGTTTATACTATAAATGACAACACTATTGGCTATTATACCAATAATGACTATAATAATGACTATAATAGTGACTCTGACTATTCTTGTTCAACTGAACCAGATGATGTAAAAAAAGACCCAGATTATATTTATGAAGACGATTCTTCATCAAGTGATGATGAATACAATTATGAATCTTATAAGAAAAACTACACTAGTTTTAAGAGTAAGCAAAATGCAAAACGACAAAAGTTGAATGCTGAACTTATTAATCTTAAAAAGACACTTGAACTTATTAAAAACAAGCAAGAACAAATGCACGCTTTACTAATTAGCAATAGCAAAGGTAAAAGTATTAAGAAAGACAAAGACAAAGACACTAAAGTGGATTGGTCACGACGTCTTCGTATTAAGTATTAATTATACATAAAATTCATCTTCATTAATGGTTGAATCTTTACAACAACCATATGTAGTGCGGTGCCATTTACTAATTCCATATTTTTTTATTCCTTCCATATGTTTGATTGTTCCATAACCTTTATTATTTAATAGTCCATAATAAGTGTCTAGTTTAGGAAATTGTAAACACATAGCTCTAATATAGTTATCACGCTCTACCTTTGCTAATATTGAAGCAGCAGCAATAGAGCAATATTTATTATCACCTCCTTCAACAAGGACATTATTTAATTGCTTTATAACATTTGATTTTTTACAAAAATATGTATAACATTTAAAATCATTTCCATCAATTAGTAAATAAAATTGTTCGTTTAAGTCATTAGTTTCACAAATAGTAGTCTTGTAATATTTGTCAAGTATAACACTAATAGCATTATGCATTGCTTTTAAAGTCGCATTTCTAATATTTAAAGTGTCAATCGCCTTTTCGTCTTCATAGCAAATAGCCCAAAATAAGGCATTTGCTTTTATATAATCAGCAACTTCACTAATTTTCTTTTGTGAACTAAATTTTTTACTGTCTTTTAAACACTCATATTTAAAAGTGTCATTAATTGGTAAAATTACAGCAGCACTATATACACGTCCAAACATAGGTCCCCGCCCTACTTCATCAATTCCAATTTCAAATAAAGTATTAGCATCATATTTTTTTAAAAGGCACGACTTAATAACTTTAGACATTAAAATTATATAGAAAAATTATATTCTATATTTAATATAAATATGAATTTCAATTTTAAAAAAAATAATATGTTAATAATTTTTTTATTAATGCTTGTAATATTATCATGTATTGTGTATATTAATATGATAAATGTTAAAGAAGGTTTGGCAAATATTGCTAGTGTTAAACAAACCGATATTAAATACGGAACTTTTCTAAAAGAGATTGGACCTAATCCAGCTGACCCAAGTTATACGTATTATAAATTGACCTATCCCGTTGTTGGTAAATACAAACTAACAGATGGAATAACTGGACTATCTCTAAGACGATATCCCGATTTTTCAATAAATGATGCCATTTATACTTCAACTACTATAACGGATGCTTCATTTAGAGACTTTCATACCAAGTATGGCATGTTAGCAGTTAGTGATATATCAAATGCTCAATTTTATCATTATAGTACTACTATAAATAGTACACTTGTCTTAAATATAGATCTGAGTTATAGTCCACTAACTAGTGTGAATAATTTCAATATGTTAATTAAAGAGTTTTCTGGAAATATTTATGAGCCGTCTTCAAATATTCATTTGACAAACTTATATGTAAATATAAAGACACCTGAATCAGTTGATGCCAAACCATTAATTCTCAATGGAAAGTTTTATTTAAACACTATTATTGATCCACCAACAGATCCAGTAAGAACACAAATTCAAACAGCAAGTGGTGAAACAGCAACAGCCACAGCAACAGGAGGTAGTGTTACATTAGGTGATACAAATCTAAATTTAGGATTATTAAGCTCATTGTTTGGTGCAGGCAACAGATATAGTGATAGTGAAATATATTCTTATTTATTACAAGATGGAGGATTAGGTGCTTACTATGTTCCACCAATATATAATAATTTTGAAACAGCAATGAATTTGCCATCTAATCCAATAGCAAATCCTGTTAATTCAATGAACCCATTAGACTATGCAGAATCATTATTTGGACCAAAGATTAGTCCATCAATGGCTAAAAATGCCTATTTAAATCAAAGTGATGCAACAACATTAGAAAGCAGTGCAAATACAATGAAGGCAATTACGTCGCAAACACCTAACTTCGATTATGCTGGTAATTTATTGGCACAAAATTCAGATGGTTATAATTCTAATTCTAATTCTAATTCTAATTCTAATTCTAATTCTAATTCTAATTCTATTAACTTTAATAAAAATATAGCAAAAGAAGATTATCCACCTTGTCCCGCACCTCAAAGATGTCCCGAACCAAACTTTGAATGTAAAAAAGTACCAAAATACGAACAAGGAATAGATAATGCCTTTTTACCAAGACCCGTATTAACTGACTTTAGCACATTTGGTATGTAATTTTTATAGTACTAACTTTTACTAAATATTAGTATGCTATTTTAGCATATTAACATTTAACATATACTATTGCTCTCCACTATTATGAATTAGTGTAAAATAATTTATCATAATAGTATCATATTAGTATTATTATTATTTTAGCGTCAAAGTCTTATGGATTAGACACAGCTTCTCCTCATCCGCCGCGCATTTTATATCTTTTATTAATATTCATTTTTTTGGTTAGTTTTTTAATTAAATTTATTAAACGCGATTTAGTTAAACTAAATAAGTTTGGACCTTTTTTGCTTGTTTTTGAATGTCTATTTTTCATTTTATATAAATTATATATATTAAAAATATATAATTAAAAATATATAATTAAAAATATATAATTAAAAATATATAATTTAATATATTAAATTCTATATTTTAGATTTTAGATTTTAGACATTGTTTATCAATATTAAATGTTTTACATTTGGTTTCTTGTGGAACAATATTTATTACGCATTTTGATTTTTTTCCATACATTGGAGTAGTACAACCTGTTTCTTTTTTCTTTTTTGTATAATTAAACAATACATTTTTTTCAACAGTACATCTAGACCTAAAATGTTCATAACGATCACGAACTTCACAATACGTTAGTCCAGAATTTTTTCCTAACATTTTATTAATATGTTCATGTAAGTTATAAATATAATATGAAAAATTATAGCGATTTTCAAATATTTTATCTACTAATGGGTGTTTTTTAAAATTATTTTTTAAATTGATGCGACAATATTTACAAGGCAATGTATATTGTAAATTTAATAATAATTGTTTATATTTTTGCTTTTGTAGTTTTGTAGGCTCTAATGGATAATTAAAACTCATTACATGTAAATAATGCCATAAACTAGGACCCCATACACTGGTTAACATACCATCACCACTATTATAATCTTTTTTATTATAAATAAATTTTTTTTTAAGGCTTTTAACATTCTTTAGACTTTTAACAATTTTTTTATATGTTTTCTTCATATAATACTATTTATATTACACAATATAATATAATATGTGTAAATATTATTATTTATTTGTTAAATATATATAAATATGTTAATTCTTAAAATAGCGGAAAATTTTCTTGAATATTTTAAAATAGTAATACGAACTACTTTAAGTGACAGATCATATATGTTATTTATGGTTTTATTAGTGTTAATGTTTATTACATTAATGTTACTATTATATAATAATTATATAAAAGACATAATTAGCAAAAAGCATGTATTAAATAGTGAATATGTTAATAATGTTAATAAGCAAGATGAAATATTGGTATTGTATTTCTATACAGAGTGGTGTCCATATTGTAAGCAATCTATGCCAGAAATTAATAGATTTGAAGAACATATTAAAGGAGAAAATGGCAGTGCTAATTATAATATTACACTTACAAAAATAGATTGTGACAAACAAACTACTATTGCTGATAAATATAAAATAGAGGCTTATCCATCTATAAAATTAATATATAAAAATAAAGTATATGATTATGATGCTAGACCAAATAAAACTAATTTAATACAATTTTTAGAAACATTTACACATTATAAATCTACTTAAACTATGATTACACAGTTTTTGCCATATATTTTTCTGCTTGTATTTTTCCAAGATTTATTAAATAACTCCGCTCACTGTCACTGGTAAATGCATGTCTCCAATATGCAAGATTGACCATTTGTTCTGTTAATGCTACATTTATTGAGTTTTCTATATTAACATCTACATTTTCTATTGTAGATATTTTATTAAAAAGTATTTTAATTATAAAAATAATTAATTCAAATAAATTAGAATTATTACTCAATAAATCACTATTACCAGAACTTGGGTCGCTTTCACAAATTACTGGATTACCACTAGCATCATAATAATTTTTATAAAATTCATTAGCTAAGTCAATAGGACAAGTTTTATCATTTTTAAAACATAATATAGTTGATTCGTCACAATTTTTATCTATTATACATTCATTTAACGGACATACAACAAGTATGCCTCCATCAAAATAAAAACAATCATTTTTGTAAAAAGGAACACATAATATAGGTATTGTTAATGACATATATATTGCTTCAATAACTGGTAAATCAGGATAAGTAATATAATTAAGTTTTTCTTTTTTAAATTTTGTAAAATTACAAGTATACAAATTAAACTCAATATTTGTTAAATCATAAAATTCTTTTAATGTAATTGTTAACTCTATATCTTTAGCTAAAAACAGGGGTTTTAAACAATTAGTAATAAAGTCAATATTTAATAGTCCTTTGGTGTAAAACATATTTAGAAAATCATATGGTGTAAAATTAACAAGTTTTTCCCAAGGTCGTTTAATTAAAAAATCGTCCATCCAAGACCATTCTAAATTAATTAAATAAACAAATGATATAATACCACCTATTGATGTAGCATATACAGATTTAATATTATTATAGTCTAAATAATTAATACTAGTTAAATATTTAAGCGCACCATATTGAACTAATCCAACAGGACCTCCTCCGCATAATACAAGATGCTCTATTTTTGTATGTGACATGTTAGTGCATAACAGTTGTATTATATATTTAATTATATAACTTTTAATATTATTTTTATATATTTAATATTATTTTTATATATTTAATATTATTTTTATATATTTAATATTATTTTTATATGTTTATTATGTTATTTTTAATATATTATATTAAAAATAACATATATATGGCGAGCGATCCTTTTTATAATTTTTCAAATAAAATGGACAATGATGGTGATTCATTAAAATTAAATATAGATGAATTATATGTAAAAAAACAACAGCAAGATTTGAATATACTAAAGAATTACAATAAAATATTGGTTAGAATACACAATAAAATAAAATATGTTTCAAGAAATTTGGTTAATGAAAACTGTTGTTGGTATATAATGCCCGAAGTAATTATAGGTATTCCTATGTATGATTATAGAGATTGTACGGCATATGTTATAGAAAAGCTTAGGGAAAATAAGTTTGTTGTGCGTTATACTCATCCCAATTTATTATTTATTAGTTGGAAGCATTGGGTTCCAAGTTATGTTCGTAATGAAATTAAAAAAAAAACAGGAACAGTGATCGATGAGTTTGGTAACATTGTAAATGCAAATTTAGAAGAAACCCAAATTGAAACTACTAATAGCTCTAATGAATTATTATTTTCCAGTACTAAACAAATTAAAAATACACATGCATCAAGTTCTAATTATAAAGATACAAAATCATATAAACCGTCAGGGAATCTGGTTTATAATAATAATTTGCTAGAAAAATTAAAAGTGTAATTTACGCGTTACTCTTTTACGCATTACTCTTTTACGCGTTATCTTTTTATTGCGTTTTCCACCATAATTAGTATTAAAATTTAAAGCTCTACTTATTATGTTAGTTCTTTTTTTAGCATCAATCTTTTTGTCTAAATTATTTAGCTCATCATAAAATACTTTTAAAATAGCACTACTATATTTGTATATATAATAATTGAGTTCTAATATTTTATATTTTGTTTTATGGGTTAACAATAAAATTTTATTATAAGTTAAATTATCATCTATTTTAGTAATTTGTTTCTTTTTTCTATCAAAAACAACTATATTTTTAATTATTTTTGTATACAAATATCTTCTGTTATAAAAATAATGTTTTATCATTTTATTTAAAATTGTTTTAATAAAAGCAAATGCTTTGTAATTAATATTTTTAAATAGGTCATCATTATTTTGATTGCTTGTTAATGGGTCACTAGTTAATGGGTCACTAGTTAATGGGTCGCTAGTTAATGAGTCGCTAGTTAATGGGTCGCTATTAGGGTCACCATTAAGCCCACCCGTTAAAGGGTTGCTTGTATTATTTTGACTGTCGTCTCTAACTATATGAGCACATATTGTTTTTAAATAGTCTTTACAAGTTATTAATATGCTATCTAATTCATCCGATTTACTCTTTAGAGCTTCTAAATTACTTTGCTTTTCCTTTTTGTAATCAACTTTTAAATTTAAAAAACTTAATGTATCAATAGAGTCATCAAATATGATTGAACGCCTTGTAATTGTGCTTAATTCAAATAATTTATGGCGCTTATCATCCCTTTGTTCGTCGCAAAAATATTTTGCTAATTTTGCTAAATTTTTAGCAAACAGATCATTACTTATTGAGTCTAAGGTTTCTTTTAATGTTTTTTCACTAAAATTATTTGAGTTGAGTTCAAAATAATCTGTAAATAAAATTACGAAAATGGAGTAAAATAAATTTTTGGTTGGTTTATATTTAACATATTCTACATCAGTTTCGCTTGGCGGTTCTTCTTCATAGTTAGTAAAAGGAAAAAAATCACGAATTTTATCTACTATATAATTTCCACCTACGCTAGGATTAGGATTAGGATTGTAATTAACACTAGGATTAGGATTAGGAACAGCTTCATTAGGATTAGGATTAGGAACAGCTTCATTAACATTAGGATTAGGATTAGGAACAGCTTCATTTATTACAGGCTTTGGACCATCTTCATTTATTATAAGATTTGGCTTATTAATTTGTTCTAGCGTTGGAGCTAGTGTTGGGACTGTTTTGGGAAGTTCAGGAACTGTTTGAGGTCCTAATTCGGGAATTTCTTTGGGTCCTAATTCAGGTAAAACTTCTGGTTGTAGTCTCTTAGCTTCGTCTCGCTGTCTAGCTTCGTCTCGCTGTCTAGCTTCATATAGTTCTCTAGCATCGTCTTGACCTTGCTCTCTAAGTTCATATTGACCTTGCTCTCTAAGTTCATCTTGACCTTGCTCTCTAAGTTCATATTGACCTTGCTCTCTAAGTTCATCTTGACCTTGCTCTCTAAGTTCATCTTGACGTTGCTCTCTAAGTTCATATGGACCTTCATCTTTTACTTCATCATGCCTCATAAGTTCGTCTTTTGTGCTACTAGTTTCTTTAATTAAAGTGCTATCATCATTAATTAACGGCTCATTACTAGTTTCAACTAGTGCTTTATAGTTATTAAATGTCTCATATATTGATTTTATAATAATATAAATCTTAATAAATATTACAGAAATAATTTTACATAGGATTTTCTTTTTATTTAATTCATCATCTCCGCTTGACTCTTTTAAATTCTCTGAAGCTAAGATTTTTTTTAAATCTTCTAAATCAAAAAAATACAATACTTTATTTTTATAATTTTTTTTAGTGTCAGGATTTGTTTCATCATATATATTAATATTAAATGGTATATTAATTCTTTTAATGTAATTGTCAAATATAGAATTTGTCAATATATATAAATCTTTGCATTCATCACAATATTTGCTTTGACCGGTTTTATTTGTTTCATAGTCTTTGACTATGTTTGCTAATAAATTTGTATTATTTAAATATTCTGTAAATTTAACATTTATAAATTGGTTAAACTCTTTATCTGTTTTTCTAGGATTTGTAAAAAAATCAGCTATAAAATTATCTGATAAAAAATCCATAATAGACTAATATTATATATTACTAATAATATATAATAAATAATAGAATTAATATTTATTATAATAAATACTATAAATACTATAAATATTATAAATATTATAAATGCTATAAATGCTATAAATGCTATAAATGCTATAAATGCTATAAATGCTATAAATGCTATAAATGCTATAAATGCTATAAATGCTATAAATGCTATAAATAAAATAAATAATTGAAACAAATAAGTTTATTAATAAAGTATTAAATATATTTGACTATTAAATGATTCAAGAATCAAGCATTATTAGCTCATTACAACCCAATTGTACTACAAAAAAAATAAAGCAAAAAGCTAGTTCAAATAAAAATTTATGGACTATGTTTGATGAAGAAGTTAATACTAATAAAACACTTGAATGTGTATATATTAAAGAGCAAGAATTAAATAAAAATGACGGTTTATGTATTAATTGTAAGTATTGTTTATTTATAGGGGAAGATGGATTTTTAACATGTTCAAATAATAAATGTGGAGTTATTTATAAAGATAATTTAGACACATCGGCAGAATGGCGTTATTATGGTAATGACGATAATAACCACTCTGACCCAACAAGATGTGGAATGCCTATTAATCCATTATTAAGAGAATCGTCATATAGTTGTAAAGTATTATGTATAGGAAAGTCTAGTTATGAAATGCATAAAATTCGCAGATATACAGACTGGCAAGCTATGCCATATAAAGAAAAATCGCAATATGATGAATTTCAGTTTATTTCTGTAATTTCGCAAAACTCTGGAATACCCAAAATCATTATTGATGAGGCTATGAGAATCCATAAAAAAATATCTGAAACAAAAACATATAGGGGATTAAATCGCGATGGTATTATTGCGGCTTCTATATATATAGCATGTAGAATTAATAATTATCCAAGAACAGCAAAAGAAATTGCCAATATTTTCAATTTAGATAATGCTAGTGCTACAAAAGGTTGTAAAAATGCGCTTTCAGTTATAAATGATTTAGAACAAACTAATGAAATCAATGAAGATATTACATCATTAAGTAAAACAACTCCCACATCATTTATTGAACGATTTTGCAGCAAATTATGTATAAATAATGAATTAACAAATCTATGTAAATTTGTTGCCTTTAAGATTGAACAATTACATTTAATACCAGAAAATACTCCTCATTCTATTGCGGGGGGTATTATATATTTTGTATCACAAACATGTAATTTAAACATATCAAAATCGGCTATTAATAATGTTAGCAAAATTAGTGAAGTAACAATCAATAAATGTTATAAAAAATTAGAGAGTTATAAAACTATTTTAATTCCTCAAACAATTATTGCAAAATATAATTAATATATTAAACTTTTAAACTTTTAAACTTTTAAACTTTTATATTGTTCTTTATATATATTATATATATAAGCTTATGGTAAAACCATTAACAAAAAAAACAAATACAACTAATTCTGGAAGTAAATATGAGAGACTTAAAAAAAATATAATAAAATATGGAACATATGCAATTTTATTTGTATTAATTTTTGATAAATTAACATTATTTATAATTTTTTCTTTATATTATGCTTTTACTCGTTATTTTATAAAAGTTAAAGAAGCATTTACTAAACTAGATTATAGTAATTTTGACACTTCAAAAAATAATTTATCTTATAACCCACTGTATTCACATATATTTAAAAATAGTGGCCTAAATCTAAAATCTTATAATAATGTAGCAATTGACCCGAGTAAACCATTATTAGAAAATAACAAATTTTTACCTGAATGTTGTCTATATAATAGTGAATATAGCACATCAAAAGGCTGTGCTTGTATTACACCAACCCAACAAGAATATTTAAGACGACGTGGAACAAATAAATCAGTGTCTTCATTTATACAAAAAGACACTAAATACAATAATCTATTTTTCTCTCCAACATTAGCAATTAAAGGAGACCCTATTCCATTTCATAAAAATGATACGCATTATATTGTGGACTATACCGATTTAACTAGTTCTAAAATTAATGAGTTTGCTAATTTAACCAATAAATTAGATAATGAATTAATTAATTATAATCCAAGCACTCAAGTGACTATTTAATTTTTATATATTTATTATATTTTATAATATAATATATAATTAAATAGGCAACAATGCCACCATTTATGACATTTTTAAATAACAAGACAAAAATAGCCAAACCTAGGAGTAAAAGTAAAAGTAAGAGTAAAAGTAAAAGTAAAAGTATATCATTTAGTCCAGCAACAAAAAGTAAAATTGCCAGTTTTACTAAAAAGAGAAACATGAAACACTTATTTAAAAGAATTAATGAACTACAAGAAACCAAAAAAAAAATAGACTCGTTTACTAAAAAGAGAAAACATAAAATTAGTCAGCGCGTTTTTAGAAGAATTAAAAGCGAACAAGAAAAACATAAACAAGAAAAACATAAACAAGAAAAAATTACACAAGAAGATAATAATTGTTCTATATGTTTTGACACTATGGTAAACAACGGACCACTAAAAACAACACCATGCGGACACAAATTTCATAGTGAGTGTTTAAATACATGGTTAAACACAAAAAATACATGTCCACTATGTAGAGCACATATTCGAACATCACCAATAAATCCACAAATAAATCCACAATTAGCTCAACAAATAGCAGATGCTAATGATGACGCAAACGAAGTAGCAATATTACAAATGGTTGAGAACTATTGGACCGAACGAGGCAGGAGACCCATTGAAGTTGAATTACTAAAATTATGTAAGCTTGTAGTCTTGAAATTGGCAAGACTTGTTAGGCGTTATAGTAGGGCAAATACTAATGCCTACACAACAGCACAAGCTAATGCACGGACATATGCTGCAGCACACCGTCTGGATTTAGACTATTACTATAGTCTGGAAGATACTTATAATCCGCGTCTTCCATTAGAAGCGGCAATACCTCAAGTGCCTCCACCGCCTCAAGTGCCTCCACCGCCTATACCTATACCTATAATAAGTCCAAATCGTTCATTATTACGCACAGCATATACCATATAGTTCATTCTAAAATACTATTTTGTAACTATTAAACTAATATAATATAGTGTTTAATATTAAACACTATTAACTATTAACTATTAATATGAAGTTATTTGTTATTTTATATTTAAAGCTAGTAAGTTTAAGTTGCTTTTCTCTCTATGCTATTAAAACAAAACCAATACATTCTTTAGCATATAAAAGAAGATATACGAACCCCGTGTATTTAAATGAAAATGATAAGGAAAATGACAATGTAAATGATTCAAATAGTAAATCATTTTATGATTTTATAAAACAAAAAAACTTTACATTAAATATTGATGAAAACTATGTAGAAAACTATATAACTAAATTTGTAGAAAATTATGAAAAAAATCAAAAAGAAAATGAGACGCAAAATGAGACGCAAAATGAGACGCAAAATGAGACGCAAAATGAGACGCAAAATGAGACGCAAAATGAGACGCAAAATGAGACGCAAAATGAGACGCAAAATGAGACGCAAAATTTAACACTAACACATAAATATTTAACTACCTATAATTCTTATGAAAAATATATTAAAGCACCATTGTCCAAAGATTTAAAAATGTTAACACCTGAATCTGTTATTGAATGGGCTAAAATATGGAATACTGATATGGTTCATATACCAAATCAGTTTCCTACATTTATGTTTCAAGATATGTTTAAAATGCGCGATTTTGCCAACATTAACTCATCCCAAACTTATTTTTATATTGGGTTTTTCCCAAAAAAAGTGGATTTAAAACATGGCCCCTATTTTATTGGTGCGTTTGAACTAATACCTCTTAAGCGTGAATTCTTAACGCATGCAATAATACAAAATCCATATTATTACACTACTAATTATGATAAAACAAAATTGGTTGACTTTAAAAAAGAATTACTTGCTTTATGTAGAGATGCCGATGTTTTTTTAAAATTTTCTAATCTTAAAAATACACAAAATGAGAGATATTATTATTCTTGGTTATATGACAACATATAATATTTAATATTTATTATTTTTAACATTTATTATTTTAACATAATATAAACATTCTTTTATATTTTATATTATTATATTTTAGTATAATATATAATAATATAAAATATGCCAAAACCATATAAAAAGAAAACACGCACTAAAAAAGCTAACGCAGGACATGTATCGGCGCAAGCGCGTGAATTATTAGCAGCAATTGAAGCCACACTAATTCAAAACCATGCACAATTAGCACAATCATTAGCAAGAATAGCGCCTGTTCTTGTTTTAAAATCAAGACAATATAAAGCTTTTATAAATAGTATAACAAGATCATATGAGTATAAGCGTAAAAATATTCCATCTATATTACTAACTATGTTAGCACAAAGCGGCACTGTTTTACAAAGAGTTAATCATTTACTAAGGTTCCATAATGAAGCCGGATTTTTACAAGCTGAATTAGGAAGACGTGGTGTTAATGCTATATCGGCTTTTATAGAACTAACATTAACTAGTATGGAAGAATTAGAACAAACTATGCGTGACTATACTCATAATGCTTTAGCTGATTATAGAGGAGCACAGTTAGGAATTGAAACACAACCAAATATGAGAAATAGAACTATTCGATATACAGATGCTATTGTAAGACCAGCACGCACAACAAGAGCACAAGCTTTAACAAGAAGAACACGAAGCATTTAATATACCTGTTAGCTCGTTACTAATTTTAATATTTTTTACTATGTTTTCTAGTTCTTTTTGCTTGTTTTATATTATGTTTTCTACTTCTTTTTGCTTGTTTTATATTATGTTTTATACTTCTTTTTGCTTGTTTTTTTGATTTTCCTCCACTAGGTTCAATAGAAAAAGATTCAATTAGACCCATGCGTTCTTTCGCTCGAATATCATTAATGAGATTTAAACAACGAACAGTGGCCCAACTATAAATAGGCTCAATGTTAAAGTCTAATATTTTTTTTTGATGTGTTGGTATTGTAGTATTGTGTTGACTAGTATCCATTGCTTCATTATACATATATATAAATCCTAACCTACTATATATATTATTATTTATATGACGGCTGTTAGCACTCTCGTCACTTAATGTGAAAATTTTAATATTAGGCTGGTGTTTTTGTAAATAAGCTATTGTATAAATCAATAACACTGTGGCCCATCCGTTACCTGTATAACCAGGAGTAGTTTGAACCAGTTGGATATGAAATGTATCAGCTGTTATTCTTTTTTGGCTTTTAGTTCTTGGGGTTTTCAACAATGTATTATCCGACCTTGAAGCAAAATCTACACTACTAACTATTATGTTTTTATCTGGAAATATGATAGAAAATGTATACTGTTCAACAATAACTTCGCTAGTATTTTGTATTATATTATACCCCGCATCAATAAGTATTTCACCTACATTATGAATTAACCAGTCAAGTGCTAATCTAGTTATATTAGCATCGTCTTCATTACTTTTTTTTTTATTACGTCTAGACGGTTTTGTAATACCCTTAGACATACTCTTAGTACTAGACATACTCTTAGTACTAGACATACTATATATATATTTACAAATATTATTAATATTTGTAATATTACTATTTATAATATTACTATTTATAATCTTTTGCTAATTCTTTATTAATTATACATTCCATAGGGAATGTTATCTCTCGTTTCTTTTTTAATTAATTCATCAATAATCTCTCTTGTTAAAATACATGGAAAACATAGTTTATTTTTCAATTTTAGTCCTTCGCTAGCTTCAAATAAATTTATATTAGGCTTCATTAATCTATATAAATTTAACTTTTTATAAATAATTTCTAGGCACCGTTTTAGATTGCGCACACCATCTTCTTTTTCTGTAAAATCATTAATAATGTATTCTAACAGCTCATCATTAAAGACAATTGTTGAACTATCAAACTTGATTTCGTCTCTAATTTTTGGTAATAAATGCTCTTTAGCAATAATAAGCTTTTCTTTGGTTTTATATCCTTTTGTCTCAATTTTATACATTCGGTCTTTTAGCACATTATTTACAGCATTTTCATCATTATAACTAAATATGAAAAGTGCTTTTGACATATTAATACTAATTTCTGAAAAATATTTGTCGCTAAACTTAGTATTTTGAGTGCTGTCTGTTAAATGAGTTAATACACCAGTGACTTCTTGTCCTTTATATGAATCACTTAATTTATCTAATTCATCAAATAAGATAACAGGATTCATACAACCACATTGAATCAATATATCAATAATTTTGCCATATTTGCTGCCTTCATATGTATAATCAAAACCATCTAAAAATCCGGCATCTCCGCAACCACCTAATGCAACGAGCGCAAATGGTCTATTTAAAATTTTACTGATCCCTTCTTTAATTAGTGTGGTTTTGCCTGTGCCAGGTGGCCCTTTAATAGCAATAGCGCAACCAATTGCATTTGGATTTACTAACCATAGTCCAACCATTTGCATAATTTGAATTTTGGCATCTTCAAGCCCATATACAACACTGTCTAATGTTTTTTTTGTATATTCCATAAAGTCGTGACACTTATCAATACCATCAGCAAAACTAATAGGCAAATTATTATATTTATTAAACGGGATTTTTAAAAAGGCATCTACCCATGATTTAATTTTATAAAATTCACTATTTCCAAAACCACCACCCATAGAACGCATTATATTTATTTTTCGTAAAGCACACGCTTTATATTCATTAGGAATATCAAGGTCTACTAAATGTAACAAATATGGTTTATCGATTGTTGTTAAATTTTGTAATTCTTGTAGCTTTTCAATAACAATTTCTTGTTTATGATTTGATAAGCATTTTTTAAAGTAGTCTGCCTCTTTATCTTCATTATGTAAAAGCTTAGAAAAGACTCTGTAATTTTTATTAGAAATTTTTAATTTGGCTTCCTCTTCTTTAGCGCAACATTTTTCTTCTTCTTCATCATATTCTTCGCCTTGTTCTTCGTCTTGTTCTTCATTGTATTCTTCGTCTTGTTCTTCATCATATTCTTTATCATATTCTTTATCGCCTTCTTCGTCATATGCTTCATCATCATTATTTTTAATATTTATAATAATAACATTTTTACCACTAGTTTTTTTGTCTTTAAATCGTTTTTGTAAATTATTTTTAGAAATAGTTTTTATTAATTTAGCCTGAGGTTTTATTAATTTAGCCTGAGGTTTTATTAATTTAGCCTGAGGTTTTAAAAACATAGCATTTCTTAAAACAAAATTCTTAAATAGATTATTTGTTTTGTTTTTTTCTAACTCATTATTTACTTTAGCTGCGCTATATTTTGATGGATAAAGTGAATTTAACAGTTTATAATATTGTACTTTATCAAATTTGCTCTTACTATCATCATCTTCATCTTCATCTTCTTCATCATAATCATCTTCATCTTCTTCATCATAATCATCTTCATCATAATCATCTTCATCATCTTCTTCGTATTCTTCTTCATAATCTGGGTCTTCATCATCGTTGTCATCATAATCGTCATCATTATTTTCAAATATAGTATTATTATATTTTGCCTTCTTAATAGCTCCTGAAGTTAACCTAGTATTATATTTATGAGTATATGAAGACATATTATTATTATTATAGATTAATAATTAATATTAAGTATTCAATTTTATAACAATTTTATAACAATTTTATAACAATTTTATAACAATTTTATAACAATTTTATAACAATTTTATAACAATTTTATAACAATTTTATAACACTAAAACTAAAATAAATAGTCTTAAATAAAATGGAATTAAATAGTCTTAAAAACAAATAAACTAATAAATGGAAATAAAATAATAAAAATTGTAAAAATTATAAAATTGATTAATAATACAATTTAAATATTATTTAACTATTATAAAAGAATGACAGACTTTGAAAATAAGAGACCTTCTAAAATTATTGGTATTCAATTTAGTATATTAGGTCCTCATGAAATTCAAAAAGGCTCTGTTGTAGAAATTACAAATAGAGATACACATATTAATAATAAACCAGTATTATGTGGACTATTTGACCCACGAATGGGGGTTTTAGACCCAGGAATGATTTGCCCCACAGACGGATTAGACTATATTCAAACACCTGGTTATTTTGGTCATGTTAATTTGGCACGTCCAGTATTTTATATTCAATATTTATCAACTATTATGAAAATTTGTAGATGTATATGTATAAAATGTGGTAAAATTTTGATAGATAAAGCAAAATATAAATATTTGTTAAATTTAAATGCAGATGAACGATGGAACAAAGTATTTTCATTAGCAAGCAAAAAACGGCGTTGCGGAGAAGACTCTCATAATGGTTGTGGATGCTTACAACCAAAGCTTAAAAAAGAAGGTTTGGCAACTATTATTGCTGAATGGAATGAAAAAGAAGAAGAGCTAAAAGGCTACGAGTTTAAAAGTGAAGACTCTAAAATGACAATGAAAATTATTCCAGAATTAATGTTAAAGATTTTCAAAAAAATTTCAGATGAAGACGTTAATTTTATGGGGTTTAGTCCACAATGGTCTAGACCAGAATGGATGATTTGTCAAGTATTAGCAATTCCACCTCCACAAGTAAGACCATCTATCAAACATGATGCGCAACAACGCAGTGAAGATGACTTAACCCATATTATTATTAATATTATTAAGGCAAATAAAACATTACAAGAAAAGCTAGAGCAAAATGCTCCCCCAAATGTTATTGATGATTGGACTACTGTATTACAATATTATGTTGCAACATTAGTAGATAATAAAATTCCAGGTGTTGCTGCTGTGGCACAACGTTCGGGACGCCCATTAAAAGCGGTTAAAGAGCGATTAAATGGTAAAACAGGACGTGTGCGAGGTAATTTAATGGGCAAACGTGTTGATTTTAGTGCGCGCTCTGTAATTACTCCAGATCCAAATCTATCAATTAGCCAGCTTGGCATTCCGCTAAAAATAGCAAAGAATTTAACAAAACCAATATGTGTAACGTTAAAAAATAAGAATTATTTACGCAAGTTAGTTCTTAATGGACCAGATGTTTATCCTGGTGCTAAAATTTATGAAAGGAAAAACGGAGATTGTATTAGTTTGCGCTATGTTGACCGCGAATCAATCAATTTAGAACCAGGCGATATTGTTCATCGTCATATGTTGGATGGTGATGCTATTTTATTTAATAGGCAACCAACTCTTCATAGAATGTCTATGATGTGTCATATTGCTAAAATAATGTATAAAGGAGACACATTTAGAATGAATGTTGGTGATACTAAACCATATAATGCGGATTTTGATGGCGATGAAATGAATTTACATATGCCACAAGATGATGAGTCTGAAATTGAATTAAAACATTTAGCAGCAGTTAAATATCATATTGTAAGTCCGGCAAATAATAAACCAATTATTGGTATATTTCAAGACTCGTTATTAAGCACTTATTTATTTACTCGAGAAGCTATTACTTTTAATCCACGAGTTGCTATGAACTTATTAGCACATCTTAAGACAATTAATTTGAAAAATATAAATTTTGCTGATGAAAACCAAACCAGTTTTAGTTTATTAAGTCAAATTATTCCAAATATTACATTAAAATATAAGACAAAACGATTTAATGATGCCGATGATGATTATAATACATCAAATAATGTATTAGAAATCAACCGGGGAACTATTGTTCGTGGTCATATTGAAAAAAGTGTATTAAGTGATACAACACGTGGATTAATTCATAGAATTTATAATGATTATAATGTAGATGCATGTCGTGATTTTGTTGATAATTTACAAGATGTTGTAACCGAATATATGAAAAATCACGGCTTTAGTGTTGGTATTAGCGATCTTATAGCAAATAAAGAAACAAATGATAAAATTAATGACACTATTAATAAGAAAAAAGCAGAAGTAAAAACATTAATAGATGAAACACATTTGGGTATTTTTGATAACAAAACAGGACGAACAAATGTTGTTGAATTTGAAACACGAGTTAATAATATTTTAAACAAAGCCTCGTTTGAGGCTGGCAAAATTGCGCGCGAAAACTTGAATGACAACAATCGTTTTGTCACAATGGTAAATGCTGGGTCAAAAGGCAGTGATTTAAATATATCACAAATGATTTCGTGTTTAGGGCAACAAAACGTAGATGGAAAACGTATTCCATATGGTTTTGATGATAGAACATTACCTCATTATACAAAGTATAATGATTCGCCAAATGCGCGTGGATTCGTAGAAAACTCATTTATTGGAGGTTTAAATCCAGATGAGCTCTTCTTTCATGCTATGGGTGGTCGGGTTGGTTTAATTGATACAGCATGTAAAACAAGTCAAACTGGATATATTCAGCGACGATTAATCAAAGGTCTTGAAGATTTGATGGTACATTATGATATGACAGTTCGTAATAATAAGAATAAAATTATTCAATATAGTTATGGAACTGACAATTTTGACCCTATTAAAGTTGAGTCACAACCAGTTCCTTTTGTGAATATGACAATTGAAGAAATATACGGACATTATCAAATGCCAAATGATTATTCAAAAGATTCAATATATAGTACATTATATACCAAACAAGCATATAGTAAATTTAAGAAACAAAAACCAGAACTCGATAAAAAATGTCAATACTACATTGCTATGCTATTAAAAGCACGCGATGACGTTATTAGTAAAGTATTTAATGGCTTATATAAACCATCGATTAATATGCCAGTATCATTTACACATATTATTAATAATATTGCGGGCAATCAAGAAGAAAATGTTATAATTGATATTACCCCATTAGATGTATTTGAAATTATTGAATCTAATTTTGAAAAACTTAATATGTTGAATTATTGTAAGCCAAATGAACTGTTCAAAGTATTATATTATTATTATTTAACTCCAAAAGAATTACTAATGCATAAACGACTAACACGCAAATCTATTGAATTATTAATGACTATGCTAAATAATAGTTATAAAAAAGCATTAATAGCGCCAGGTGAAATGGTGGGAATGATTGCTGCACAAAGTATTGGAGAACCAACTACACAGCTAACCTTAAACACTTTCCATTTTGCGGGTGTTGCGTCAAAATCAAATGTTACTCGTGGTGTTCCGCGTATTGAGGAAATTTTGTCTTTAAGTGATAATCCGAAAAGTTTATCGTGCTCTATATATTTACATAAGCCAGACAGTTACGACCAAGTTAAAGTAAAAGAATATGTATCAAAACTAGAAAATACCAAATTACGGTCTATTGTAGAGTCGGTTCAAATCTGTTTTGACCCAGACGATTTAAATACATTAATTGGTGAAGATGTTGAATTAATGAAAGAATATAATGAATTTGAGAAATTGCTAGATGAATGTAATAGTAGTCACACTGACTCTAAAGAAAAATCAAAATGGATTATTCGTCTAGCTCTAAATAAAGTAGAAATGTTAGATAAAAACATTACTATGGATGACGTTCATTATGCGCTAATGACTAGCTATAGCAATTTAACATGCATGTATAATGATTATAATTCGGATAAACTAATTTTTAGAATTCGCATTAACAAAAATTTACAAGCACTAAAGAAAAAGAAGAATAAAAGTGTATTGGAGTCATTAGACCAAAGTGATGAAATATATTTACTTAAAAATTTACAAAATGAATTGTTAGACAACCTTATTTTACGAGGAGTGAAAAATATTGAAAAAGTATTTTTACGCAAAATTAGCGATAATTTTGAAGAAGTAGATACTAAATATGTGAAAAAAGATTTGTGGGTATTAGATACATTAGGAACTAATTTACTAGATATATTAGCCCTTGATTTTGTAGATAAAACACGAACAACATGTAATCACATTATTGAAATTTACAACATATTTGGCATAGAAGCTGCTAGGCAAAGCATATTTGATGAGTTTTCAGAAGTGATTGAGTTTGATAGCACATATATTAACTATCATCATTTAACTATGTTAGCTGATAGAATGACATGTAATGATAAAATGGTATCTATTTTTAGACACGGCATTAATAATGATGATATTGGCGCAATTGCCAAAGCATCGTTTGAAGAAACACCTGAAATGTTTTTAAAAGCCGCAAAACATGGTGAATTAGATAATATGAAAGGCGTTTCTGCCAATATTATGTGCGGACAAGAAGGATATTATGGAACAAGCTGTTTTAAAGTTTTGGTAAATAATGATGTATTAATGTCATTTCCACCAGAATCTAAGGACACAGAACAAGAATTAGATGAAGAATTAGACCATGATGAATTATTAAACAAATTAAAGGCAGACTCTAATAATGAATGTAATAACAATAATTTGCTAATTGAGTCATCAATTTCTAGTATTAAACCGGTCATTATGGGAACAAGTGAAGACTATGAACTAGACTTTTAAACTATAAACTGCCAAAATAATTTATAAATAATTATTATAAATTATTTGTAAGGTATCACTCTTATTAGCATATTGTATATATTTTTTTATATTTTTTATATTTTTATATTTTTATATTTTTATATTTTTATATTTTTTTATATTTTTTATATTTTTTTATATTTTTATATTTTTGTTTGTTATGTTATAATTTATTTTTTGTATGGTTCGCATTTTTTTGTTACTTTGTTACGCCGTTCTCCATTAGGACAACGTTTATTTTTTTTTGTTTTATTTGGAGCGGCAACATCTAGTTCTTCTTGTTCTTCTATTACTGGTTCTTCTTCTATTATTGCTGGTTTTTCTATTACTTGTGCTTCTTGTTCTTCTCTCAATGGCTTTATTGCTTCTTCTTGTTCTGCTTCTTGTTCTGCTTCTTGTTCTGCTTCTTGTTCTGCTTCTTGTTCTACTTCTTGTTCTGCTTCTTGTTCTACTTCTTCTTCTGCTTCTTGTTCTGCTTCTTGTTCTGCTTCTTCTGCTTCTTCTGCTTCTTCTTCTGCTTCTTGTTCTGCTTCTTGTTCTGCTTGTTCTGCTTCTTCTTCTGCTTCTTCTACTTTTTCAGCGTTTGCCTCAGCAACACTGTTCTTATATTTTTTTTGTTTATATACTGTATTGGTTGCTTTTATTATATTATAGTTATTTATAAAATCTCCCAATACATCAGTATAAAATTGTAAATGTTTTTTCAAATTGCTATATAATTTATAATTTTGTGAATCTTGTAAATCAGTATTTATGTTGAAAATAAAAGACTGATTATTAAACATTAGCTTGTAGTTATGTTTTTTATCGCGTGAATACACACTTGGAACTTTTAAAAAATAATAATCATCATTTATTTTATTAATATTACATATTATATACTTTATTTCTATGCTATTGGTAATAGATATATCAATAGCTGTATTACATAAAAATATTATTGGTAAATCATATTCTTTAGATAATAAATATATATCTATAAAGGTTACATAATATTCATCACTAGTTATGTAATCCTCCATTTTAATTAGTCCATCTATAACTTTTTGCATGTTACTTTTTTTATTATTTTTCAATAATATATAATATAATGTTTCAATGTTTGGGTGCTTAGTATATAATTGTATTAATTTATTTTTTAAATCAAGTATTAGTAAACTATCATTTTTTGTGTGATATTTTATTAGCATTAAAATTATTTGAAAAGAACAAATATTATTAGTTATATCAAACATCAATTGATAAACCATTGTCTTAAAATTAGTATGAATACCTTCTGCTATAACATTTTTACTTATAACACAATTATGTGTTTTATCAATATATTTATCTAATAATTGAATAGATGCATTAGTTTCATGATCTTCGTCTATATATTCAACATATGTTTTATCATAGTGTTTTCGTTTTTTTTGTTTATCCATTCCTCTTTTTTCACCGTCTTCGTCCTTGTCTTCTTCGTCTTCGTCTTCGTCGTCTTCGTCGTCTTCTTCGTCTTCGCTACTCTTAATTTTTTCCGATAGCAATTCAGACTGTGTTTTAGGAGTTTGTAAAATAGTTAGTATGTCTTTTTGTGTATTACCTTTTGGAATAGGTACTATTGTTAATTTTTTAAGAGTGTTTAATTTTTTACTATTATAATAACCCAAAGTATCAAATGTGTCATTAAAATTGTTAGTGCTATTTGTAATAATATTAGTAAAATAATCTAATGTTAATGATGATTGAAATAATAAAAGTTCATTGTCTAAAATATTGTAGTTTGTAGAACCATAACTAAAGGTTTGATTGTCTTGAAAAATAAATTTTTTGAATTTATTATATCTCACAAATTCATCAGCTAGTCGGGTATAATATAATACTTCATTTGACTCATTATTTATTAGATTAGTAATTGGGACAATTAAAGAACAAACATCATTGGTTTTCATACAATAATTTGTATTACACTCTTCATCGTTTAAACACAAAGATAATTCTTTAATTGAGTTAAGTATTTTAGAATCATAATTAGCAAAAATAATGTATTGAGACCCAACTTCTTTTAATATAGCGTAAATTTTTTCTATTTTATCCAAAAATACTAACGAATTTGTATTAATAATTTTCTTTAATACATTTTTATATATACTATGTTTGTGCATGTTTAACACTTTTTTAAATGTATTTTTGAAATTATTGTAAAATAATGTTTCTAATTTAATATTATTTACAGCATTAATACGTTCATTGTCTTGTGTGCTAGAAGTTACTATTTGTTTATCCACAAATAAATAGTCTTTATTTTGTATTACTTCCAATTCATCATCATTATTTAGTTCTGGATATGAAATCAAGACAAATTGATTGCCTAATGTTAATATGCCCACAATAGAGTTAGCATCTTCTATTTTATATAATGGCTTACATATAATTTCTTGCTTACTTAAGTTATATATTTTTTCTAATAATTGCTTACTATTATTATAGTCGTTGTAGTCATCTTCATTAAGATCATCTATTAACTTATATGGAATATCTGGATATTCTGACGAAATAGCCGATGGATAACAAGGTATAAAGCCATGTTCTCTCAACTCTTCACTTTCACTTGAGCTATTAGCATCAACTATTAATAGTCCAATAACTTTATTTGAATAGTCAACCACTTGATATGTTATTTCATATTTTAATTTTAAAAGAATAGTAATTATTCTAGTTACGCTGATATTTGGCTTAAAATTGTATGAGCTACTAATAGTCTTATCTAATGTGCTATTACATTTATTGATTGCATTTTTAATATTATACAAAATTATTGTGAAATTTTTGAAAAATGGATCTTTATTTATAAAGCTAAAAAATTTTGTAATAGAATAACTAACATTATCATTTATTAAATAAATAGGTTCATAATTTTCCTCATTTTTAATTAACAATAATATTTGTTTTTTAATATCTAAAAACTCTGTGCTATAAGTTTGTTTAGGACATAACACTTTAACATTGTCTGTAATATCTTCATTTGTTATATCTAAAATAATTAAGTTTATTCCATTTGGAAAAAGCAGTGGATTACTTTTACATATAATATCCCATAAATATGTGTAATTTATTAAATTAGAACTGTTTAAATAGTCTTTAAAGTTGGTAAAACTGTTTATTATTTTTTTAAATAATATTATGCTAGATGGACTACTAGAAAATTTGCTATATAAATTAGAAGACTTATAACTTTCTATATCTATATTATCTACTAACTCATTAAAATTATTAGAGCTAAATATATGTGGTAAATTTCCATTATTGTATTTAATAAAGTCATCAATACTAACTGCATTTATTATTATTGTTTTCATTTCATTAATACTAATTGTTTTTGTATTATTATGAACTAATGTGCCGTAAAGATCGGCAATACAAGCAATAAAAGACTGATTTTTGCTAGTTTCAACACCATAGCGTAAAAAACACTGATAATTCTTTTTAAGAGTGTTTGGTGTTTTTTTGGTTACACATTTTTCATTATCAACTTGTAAAAATTTTTGTATTCTAATAGGAAGAAATCCTAGCTTATTTTTTTCTAATGTTTTGTCTGGACCTAAAATATAATTTAAATATAATTTATCATCACTATTAGTAGCTTGCGTGCTTACATTTAAACACTTATTACGTCTTTTTACTTGTTCTTTAGTTTTTGATATATTATTATTAAAACAGCATGGAAGACAAAAACCATTTCTATTATGTTTATCTTTCAAAAATCCAGGAACATGATCTACATAGTTACCTTTTTCATCAATGTGATGTTTAGTATCAGTAAATTCCAATATTGTTCCATCATAAGTTCCATCTTTATTTTTTTTTGTAATAAGTGTTCCATATTTTCCGCTATCAACTTCTTTTTGTGTTAAACTGGTGTTTTCCTTTAAGCTCCAATAACGCGGACATATATAATGATATTTTTTAGATTGTGTTCCATATTCAAAACTTTCACTATAAGAACCAGGATGATTTGTGTCTATATAATCTTTTTCTTCTTGTGTTAATATAACTGGCTGCTTTTTAACATTCCAATTACATAATCTAGAATATTCTTCAAATAAAGAATTTTTTTCGGTAGCAAATAGTTTAGGTTCTCTATTAATTAATCGTTTTAAAATAGGATTGCTTTTTTCCGATCTTTCTTTTACTTTAGGGTCATCTGCTTTTATATTAGATTTTTTAGACTCGTTAGTTGTAGTTTTTACTACAGTTTTTTTGTCTTCGTTTTCGTTTAAGTCTGTTTCATCTTTTTCATTTTCTTTGTCTTCATATTGTTCTTCTTCATCTTCGTCGTTTTCTTCATCTTCTTCATCTTCGTCGTTTTCTTCATCTTCTTCATCTTCTTCATCTTCTTCATCTTCTTCATCTTCCTCATCTTCATTAATAGTTCTAATTTTTTTGCCCTGTGTTTTTGTCGTTTTTTCAATTAGTTTTTTTTGTTGTTTTTTTATATATTTACTATCTTCTCTGCTATCTTCGTCTTCGTCTTCACTTTCTCCGTCTTCACTTTCTCCGTCTTCTCTTTCTCCGTCTTCACTTTTGCCTTCATCATCATCATCTTCTTCATCGTCATAAGTTAAAAGTCCAAAAATATTATTGTCATCTTCAAACATAGTAGATTCATCATTTTCTAATAATGCATTCATTTTTCTATTTATTATTTCACTAGTTTCAACCTCTTTAAAATTGGCCTCTTCTAATGTTTCATCAAGATTTATAGCCCCAGTTAATTCACGCACACTTTTTTCTTGTTCTTCATTAATCAAATTATATATTATTTTAACTAGTGAGTCTAAATAAATGGGAATATGATCTAAATAATAAATAGAGTCAATAGCTTCTACACTAATAGAGAGATTAGAGGCGCCAATTTTTTTAAAAATAGTTTTAAAGCCAGGATTATTCTTTATTATTAGTTTTTTAGAATTAAATGTGGAAGTTAATAATTTTAGTGAATTATAAACACTTACAAGCTTTAACTTAGCATTTTCAATTGTTAATTTAAAGTTTTCTTGTAATTTTGCTAAAATTACACCATCACTATATTCTTGTTTAATCAATTCTAATACAAATGCTTCTTCCGAATCCATTACATTAAAATTTGATACATGTTTGTAACGCATTGTTATTTCATTGCTCTTCTGATTTAATATATTAAACAATAAGTATATTGAGTTCCCAATAGGTTCAATAGTTAAATCACCTTTTATGTTAATAGCGCAAGCATAATTGAGAGAATTGATTTGAACATTACTAGCTTTTAAATTAGTAAACAAATCAATAGTAGTGCTGATTACTAGATTTTTTATGAATTTAATAATTGGATTTACACCATTAAGTATTAGGTTATTTATTAGCTCAAGGCTAGTTATTTGTTTTAATCCCAAATTAATATTTATTAATCCAGACTCATATAATACTATATAAAATTCATCTACATTTTTTGTAAAGTCTTCTTCTGTTGAAGAGAGATAAAAACTAATTGTGTTAGTTTTTCCTAAAGACCTAGCATACTTTAATATTAGTGTTTTACTTAATAAAGGATATTTGTTAGTTTTACTAGCGCTAGAACAAAATATTCTATATATATTTTCTAGTTTTTTTCCAGGATTATATTTTATTAAAGGATAATGTAGTGAACTATGAAATAACTTAAATATTGTTTCCAATGAAATATTTGAATCAAGATTATTATTTATGTTTAAATTAATATAATTTACACCCTTAGAACTATAATTTAGCTCTTCTGATACATTATTAATTGAATTTAATAAATATATTAAATTGTTTTTGTTGTTTAAATTAATATTACTTAATATAGCATTTGTTTCTTTTATTAAATTTATTTTTTGTGAATAAAAATTCGCATTATTAAGTATATTGTTTTTATATAAAAACACATAATACAACTTTATTATTGCCTCTTCTTCAATACTAGATTTTTTAAGCTTGAAAAAATCACTTGCTAAACATATGTTGAGGCTATTATTATATATATTATATTCAAATAATAAATTGGAATTATTTGTACTAATATTGTCACTTAATTGACTTGATGTGCCGAGATTAATATAATAATATGGATTAACTATATAATCTAACTTTTTATTTAATATACTTTGTCCTAATGCTATATATTCTTTAAATGTTGTTAACGTAATTTTAGTTAAATCGTCATAACTATATGTTTCTTTTGTTTTATCATATGTACTATTAGACTGTAAGCTAGTCAATATATTTTCGTTTTCATAAATATTTGCCAAATATTTAATAATATTTGAATGGGTTAACTCTATTTTGTTGTTATTAGTTAATGTATTAAATAAGTCTTGACTATTGTATATGTGTTCTACTAATCCATACATATATAGTTCTTCAAAGCAAATCTTTTCATCTTCATTTACAATAGAGTTGTAATGAGCTATGAATTTTAATTTTATAGTTTCAATTGAGTCATCATAATTTATAACATCATTTACAAAACTAATTGTTCCATTTGTTGTTTCCAAAATGTTTAAATCATAAGTATTTAAATCCTCACTAAAATGCTCTTTATATACATTACTTTTACTAAATATGCTATAAGTGTTATAATTTTTGTTTAGTTCTTCAATAGTTGGAAGACTTGATGCGACTGCTTCAAGTGATTCATATTTATTTTTAATAAACAAATATAATTTACTGTAACTGTTGTTATTATTTATATAAATTTTAAATATATTTGACATTTATATAAATAATAGACTATTATTTTATATATATATATGATTATAAATATTATTGTTGCATATTGTAATAATAATGGAATTGGTAAAGACAACACTTTAGTTTGGAATATTAAGAGCGATATGGCTAAATTCAAAAAATTAACATGTGGCACATGTAATAATGCCATTATTATGGGTAAAAACACATTTTTAAGTTTAAATAATGAATATGGATTAGCAAATAGAGATAACTTAATTTTATCTAAATCACTTAATATTTCTAAATATAACGGAAAGCATAAAGTTCAAAGTTTTATAAACACTCAATCTCTCGAAGAGTTTGTAAAAACACAAAATTATGACACAGTTTGGGTTATTGGTGGAGAGCAAATTTATAGATTATTTTTAGATAATTATAAAAAAGATGATACCAGTATTTTTAATATATCAAAAATTTATATAACATATATAAATAATGATTATGAATGTACGTCATTTTTTCCAGATTTAGCACAATATACAAGTAAATATAACTTACTTTTTTACAGTAAAAAAGTGCATGGAAATACATATGCTAATGTTAGTTCTAATACTAATGATTCAAATGATATAACTAATACTAATAGTTATACTATATATGATATTGAATATGTTTTTGTATAATTTTAATCTTACTTTTATTTAAATTTTTATTTAAATTTTTAACTATTAAATAGCATACTTAAATATCATAATATGGGTTATCGCTAATATTCATACCGCAATAGCGTGCTGGATTTTTTTTATAATCAATTGGATTATAAATATTTATTTCTTTTGCTTCAGTAATAATAAATTTAAAATTTTCCCAAAACTCATCATTATGTCCTACAGATTTTGTAGCAATATGACTGACCTCATGTAACGCAACATACATTAATGTATTAATATCTATTAAACGACCTTGACTATTTTTTTCTGTATCTAAACAAAAGGCTAATTTCTCTCCTTTATTTTCGCTATATGCTGTAAATTCACTTGTTGGTAATGTTTCATATATTTTTTGTGGATTATAACCTTTAACTAAACGTTTTACATTACTCTGATTTGGGTATTTTTTTGCTAAATGATTTACTAGTTTATTTAAATTAATATTTACTTGAGCTAATTTATTTGCTGATAATTGAATTTTATTTCTATCACGAACACAATAGGTGCTTCCGTTTATATCTGAAATAACACATCTTAAATTAAACGAATCACTATTTATATACAATTTAATAGCAATAATTATTATAAATGTTAGTAACATTAAATTAAGTATATTATTGCTAAATAGTGAACTCATTTATATTTATATAAAATTTTATAATAAAAATATTAATATAAAATTTTATATTAACTAATTAGCTTATAATTAGCTTATAATTAGCTTATAATTAGCTTATAATTAGCTTATAATTAGCTTAAATAAATATATGCTTAATGTGTTAGCATTTACATACTCGATCCTATTTCTAATGGTCTTCTAAAGGTATCTGTTTCAATTGTAGAAATATTCCATGGGCAATTTGTATTTGTTCTTGGATTTGCTGGTTCTGATCTAATTTGTAAATTGGAATTTCTTAGACTTGAACCTTGTGTATTGATTCCAACCAATTGTGTAGGATTTAATAAGTTAATATTTCTTAAATCAGAACTGCTTACTGGATTTAGATTTGACCAATCGTTTGCCGAACTATTTGGTAATAAATCTGCAGGATTAGAAACGGCTTTTGTTGAAACTAATTGGTTAATGGCACTAGCACTATCTGCGGATGTAGCTATTTGTGAATTTGAATTACCATTATATGGAGCATAAGTTGAATTGCTGTTTGTAATAGACTGCGAAGATACATTTTCAATTGATGGGTTAGGTGGATATGAAGCAGGATTTAATGCTGTCATAGGTGACTGTAATATATTTTTACCCTCGGAATATTTATAAAAAGCATATACAACAAATAATAAAGCAATAACTCCTAAAACATGTTCGTTCTTAATTCCTTTGCTTATTTTATTTAAAACTGTCATTTTATATAAAATAAACAATAAAAAATTTTCAATAATAATTAATTAATATAATTAATAATATTTCTAATTAACTAATTAACTAATTAACTAATTAACACTAAATAATACTAAATAATAATACTAAACACTAATTATTCTAAAATTTACTTTCTTCATCGCTAGATGAACCATCCAGTGTATTTAAATTATATTTAACTTTTATATTTTTTGCTTCTAAAAATGCTTGAATAGCATTTTGTCTTATTTCTTTTGCCTTTTGTTTTGCTTTTTTATATATTTCTAAATATATTGTATTGTGTGTTTTAAGTTCAATTGGTTCATTATTTACAATAATATTATCTAAATCACATATTTCAATAACTTGATTATTTTCTAAAGTATTAGAATGGCTATTTAATATATTGCTGTCTTGTGAAATTACGCTAAATGAATCTTCATTATTAGTTAATTTAACTTCTTCTTTAACAATTGAAGAACTTGCTTCCTCTTCTACTTCCTCTTCTAGTGCCGCTTCCGCTTGTGCTTCTTTTTTTTGTGCGACGTCTTGTGTTGTGTTTTCTTCTGTAACAATTAAAGAATCTATATCTTCTTCTGTAACAATTAAAGAATCATTTTCTTCAGCACTTAGTGTTGAAACATCAACGCTATTAAGATCTTGAGATTCTATATTGATTACGTCATCTTCGCTACTACCATCTTCATCATTTATAGAGCTTGTGTCATCATAAATAACCTTATTATTTTTTGAGTCATTTACTTTTTTTAAGTCATTTACTTTTTTTAAGTCATTTACATTAATCTTTTTATTTTCTAAATTATTTATTGGCTTATTTAATTTAATTAATATCTGATTTTCAAAACTATCACAAGGATATAATATCATAAATTGAACCAGTATTATATCAATAATAAAAGAAGACTTTGAAAATTTAATTCCGTTTATATTTATTAAAGGTACAATATCATTTACGTTATCATATTCTTCTAAAGCTATTTTCTTTTCATTTTCATCATATATAATAATTTTATCTTGCTTAATTGATGTTTTTATTAAGAATTTTTTGCCAGACTTATATGACCTCATGGTTGGAACAACATATTCTTGAATATCGTCATCTGAAATGCTTTTAGAATCATAAAACCACAACTCTTTATTAGCACATATTTCTTTAACACAATGACTCTCTAGATTTTCAAAAAATTCTATAACTTCTTTATTATTGCTCATAAATTCTAAATCACAAAAACATTTATTATTAGTATTAACAACACCTTGTTTTGTATTACATTTAGGAAGTTGAATATATAGATTATTTTTTGTAGGATTAGTTATTTTACTATAATAATTATTACCACTTATTAGAGAAGGATTTTCTAACCTTACTAAATTAAAATCAAAATCAGATGTTAGATCATATATTTTGTTATTCATTTAATTAATGTAAGATTATAAAAATGTAATTAAATTTGTGCGCATTAGTATTTAAATATTTAAATACTAATATTTTAAATAGAACTATTTAAAATGAGTTTAAAGAATGCCTTAGCCAATCAATGTATTAACTTTCTAAAAACAGAAGAAACCAAAAAAGAATTAAAAGAAATATTCTCTCCTGTTTTAGAATATTTTTTAAAAGAAATAAATATATATTTGTATTTTTTTATATTTTTCATATTTACCAGCTTTATTTTACATTTAGGAGTTTTACTTTTATTAATTCGTTATAATATTAAATTAAATAAACATAGTATTAGGACAATTGAATAATTTTTATAATTTATATAATTTTTATAATTTTTATAATTTTTATAATTTTTATAATTTTTATAATTTTTATAATTTTTATAATTTTTATAATTTTTATAATTTTTATAATTTTTTTTATATATATTATTTATATAAACATAATGAGAGAAAGAACTAGAAGAAGAAAAAATAGAAGAAGTGCGAGTGGGGGTTCATCATTATTCGATTTACTAGTTCCTGCTGGATTATTTGCAGCATCAGACTTTATGAAAAAAAGAAGTAATAAACACGTTCGCTCTAGAAGCTATCTTACACAAAATAGTAATAGAAAATCAAGAAAACGTACATACTAAGTTTTTAACTATTTACTAAGTTTTTAACTATTTACTAACTATTTAAATAATTAGTTAATTTGCGCACATTCCATTTTCTCAATTAACAAATCATATAACATAATTTTAGCACAATTAATATAATTAATTGGTATACTATTTTGATAATGACTAATTGCTTTTGCTAAATTATCTATATTTCCAGTATTTATTGCATTGTCAATAATAGTAATAAACTCATCAACAGCTTGCATGCTCATATTATATTACTAATATTACTAATATTACTAATATTACTAATATTACTAATATTACTAATATTACTAAAGTTATAACAAATCAATTTTTTTTGAAGTAAAGTATTTAAGAAAACAACTTAAAGACACAAACAAAGTAATTTAGTAATGACTATTGAAGACAAAATTAAAAGGTGGGTGATGTTAGATAATCAAATTAAACAATTAATAAGTCAACTACAATTATTAAAAGATGAAAAAGAGGAATTAACAAACCATTTAATAGAGCATTTTGATAATGCTAATAAGAAATATCCTATTATTAATATAAGTGATGGGAAGCTTAATTTTATACAAGTAAAACAACCAAATGGATTAAGTTATAAATTTTTAGAGCAATGTTTTGTTGAATATTTTAATAAAAATGCTAATGCTAATAGCGCAAATGCTAATGCAAATGTTAAATCACTATTAGACTTTATTAAATCAAACAGAACATATAATATTAATAAAACAATTAAACGAGTTTATAATTGAACTAATTTAATATAACTCTATTATATAAATGTATAGCGCTATAAATGATTTATATAAAAATATAACTGATTTAGATAAATCAAATAGTTTACTAAAAAACTTATATATATTACCAGGATTTAATATACAAGAAACCAATAATAATGAAGCAAACTGTGTTAGTTCAACCGATTCATCAAAAGAAAATCCAGTAATGAAAGATTCAATGTTTATGAAATTGCTAGGATTTTTTGACAATACAAAACCCAATCAAACACAAAAAGTAAAACCTAAACTTAAGCTCTCTAAAAAACAAGATAAAACATTTACACGAAAACAAACACAAACACAAACACAATCTCAGTCACAAAAGCAAAAACAAAAACTAAAGCAAAAACAATAATATTAAACAGACACTTTAAACCAATTATTATTATTAAATGGACTAATTAAAATATTGCTTATTCTATCTTTCCAATATTTAACACGTTGTTCAAATAATAATTCTTTATTAGTTTTTGGATATAAATCTTTATCTATATATTGTTTTTCTAATTCACTTTGTTTGGGTTTTACTCCATAACAATTAGAGCCTAAACGTGTATGAGGATTAGGAACATATCCTCCATTTATTCCCGGTAATCCACAATCATATTCGTGACCTTCTTTTCCTTGTAACACACGCCAATCACTTTGGCTTGTTGGGTATAAACCAAGTTGGTCTTTAGTCCAACCATAGCTACACCAGCTTGCTCCCTTAGTTTGTGCTTCTCTTAATTGGTCGTATGTTGCCATTTCGCCATCAAAAGCATTACATACAGCTTTAGCATCGTGATATGTAAATCTATTACCCGGAACATGATATACTTCACTAAAGTTCATACATATATCAGGACCACTAATTGTGGACTTTACCCTTATTTCGGGTTCCACCGAAAACATATTTTTTATTTCTGTTACAACATTAATATTAAAAAAATAGGCCAATCCATTTACAAAGATTAATAATATAAAGATTCCCCATAACAATGCTTCTAAAATAAAATATGAGCCAGAAGGTTCATAGTCATAGTCATAGTCATCGTCACTTGTCAAAGATTTTCCTAAAAAACTAAATAATATGTAATACACTATTATAATTATTATTAAGACTACTAATACAAAAGGATTAGTGCCTAAATTATTTAAATTATTATAAAAATCTTCAGTCACATTATTAAATAATGTCATAATATTATATAATAATAATATATATTATTATTGATTACACAAATTATTAAAAGTTATTAAATAATGCCAATGTCATTATACTTTTCTATAACAATAACAATAAGCTTTTGCGCTAATTAGTGATGCTTCACTAATTTCGGTTACATTAGTATCATTATAGCTATACCATTTTTGATTTGCATTTTTTACATATGAACTATAATGTCCACCTTGAACGCTTCCACTGTGATTACATATTCCAAACAATTCATATATACAATTTGTCTTATTATATCCTAATTCGTAGTTGCCAAAATCAACATCGCATAATGGGGTTTCTATAATATTATTTAATTTACGATTATTATTATCAAATCGTTTAAAATCAACTATCAATATAGTTGGTAAACTCCAAAATTTAATACATTTTTTTACAGATTCTTTTTTATGCGTAGCTTCATTAAACCACGCATTCTCATTTTCCAATAATTCATTACTTGTATATAAATCAAAACAATCATAAATAGTATATGTTTTAGAATTATTAGCATTTTGTGGTATAGGTAGATTGATTACACTAAAACTTTCTGGTGTAATACTATAAATTATATTTTCCGTAGTATTTGAAATAATTAATGATACATGTATTCCAAAAAATAATTGTAATATTTCGGAATAGCTATTTGAATAGTTATTTTTTATCATAATATAACATTTTTTTGCTACTTCATCTATAGTATTTTTTGATGTTCCAATTATATTAATATCTACTTTACGCTCAATACTTTCATGAAAACAGTCAAATAAAAAAATTAGAAACTCAGGTAAATCATTTTGAGCATACCCTGTAAATAATTCTCTCTTTTTTACTTGTGCCATATGTTGAATTGCTCTTATAAATCTATTTGGACTAATAACACAGTTAGTGCTCCACATTAAGTCTTTTAACTGCTTCCACTCGTAAAGTAATAAAGATTTTTCATCATTATTTATAGTAATATTTTCAAGAATTTCATTAAATTCGTAACAATGTGATAATATTTGCATACATGCATTAATATAACATGTATTTCCTAAATTACATAATCCAGTTAGCCCTTTATTATTATATTTATTAAGTAAGCCATTAGAAGACATTACTTTATAATTAATAGTAGACATCATTATGTAGTTAAGTATATATACTTGTATATTTATATATATTTAAATAATTAATTAAATAGTTAATTATAATATTAACTATATTGTAGTTATGAATCCGTATCCTAATCCTAGTAACTTAGAATTGACTATGTTAATTAATTCAATGGTTTATTTAAATAATTATATAAGGACAGTTAATTCTAGTATTGAATATTTAAATAATGCTAGTGCAAATATAAGACACATGCAAGAAACTATGTATTATTACCACGCTAATAATTATCAATTAATGGTAAATAATACAGAATTATTTGCCAGAGCAAATAACGTAGCAAATAATGTAGCAAATAACGTAGCAAATAACGTAGCAAATAACGTAGCAAATAACGTAGCAAATAACGTAGCAAATAATAGTAATACAGTTGAAGATTTAAATTTGGAATACTTTGAAGCATTGTCACTGCGTAATTTACAAACAATTATTACTAATAATGTAACAGAATGTAGTTTTTGTTCGTTATGTGAACCATTAAATGAGTCTTGTTCTATAACGCACGAAGATTTTTTACCACAACATAGAGTAACAAAAATTAATGGGTGCGGACATATATTTAATTCAAAGGCTATTAATGAGTGGTTACTTACGCATCAATCATGTCCTAATTGTCGATATAATATATTGTATGATTCCAATATTATTTCTTATAGCATTCAAGAGTCTGATAGTACATTTTATTTTAACATTGAAGACCTTATAAAGTTTTTTCGCTTCATAAATCAATCGTCTTAAGTAAAATAATATAATTAACACGTTTAGCTAATAATTTATTATTTTCTAATGCTATTTGTTTTTGTAGTTTAGTCTTTGTTTTATTATACTTTGCTAGTTTTTCTTTTGAGTCACTATAAATAGTTGGTTGTGTTTTTAGTAACTCTTTAAATTGTGCATGGGCATCACATTCTCTCTTATATAACTCTTCAAGTTTGGCAATTTTATCAAATTTTTTTCGTAAGTCAATACATAACTTGTGTGAATCATTTTTTTTTGAATAAGCAATTTTATGTAAGCGTAGCAAATAGTTTTTCTCATTAGTACATGCTTTACAATAAGTTGACTTGGACTTCTTTTGAAAATTATATAATTTACATATATGTAAATTATTAGCGTTAGCATAACTAAATAATAAATAACAATTGTTATTTTTTTCAGATAAAATAGTAGGACACTTAGAAGTTATAGTACTATGTTTGCCATTATTATTTTCTCTCAAATGTAACTGTAAAATTTCAATAGCTTTTAATAGGTTATTCATTTATAATAGACCAACTAACAATACTATAATTTATTATCAATTTTTATATATTTTATATACTAATTAATTATACTAAACAAAAGCTAACTACATTTTCCTTCGTAATAGTGCGCCAAATGGGCTCCAATAAGGTAATAGTATTGGTTTTTGATTTAATATTGCTAGTAATTTTTTTGGTAAATATTTTTTATCTACTACTACTTCAAATGTGTAATCTTTAAACCATGACTCCGACATATAATAATTTCCATCATAATCCACGCTATCATCTTTTTCAAACAGTTTATCTCCCCAAGAATTTTCAACAAGAAATCCATTGGTTTTTGAGTTATTTAAGTTATAACCTTTTATTACCATAGCATGGACAGGAGCTGTTTGTCTATAATTTAATGAATCACATTTAGCCATGGCATTATTAAATCCAAAAATGGAATCATAGTCAAAAGCTGCTTTATCCATAAAACTATGTTTATGTGAAATATACTTGTCAATATCAAGACCAATCCATACCGCTTCCTGATTATCTATAGATTTTTTTGTAGCATCAATTAAATAGTCAATTGGAACATTTATTAGACCCCGTCTTTTCTCTCCTAAAACATCAAATGACAATTGCACATCATATTGTTTAAAAAAGGGCGCTTCTTTACAAGGATAATTTATTAAACATACTTTATTTTTTGCATTATATGGAACATATTTTTTATAAAAATCTAATGGACTAACATTTTTAATTATTTTAGCTTTTTTTGATTCTTTTGAATCTTTTGATTCTTCGTAATATTCCCAAGTTATTTTAGTTGGTGGTTCTCCTAAAAATACAACCAAAATTTTATAGCATTCTAATAACATAGAGTTTAATAATGCATTTTTATTTTTAATAAGTTCATTTTTAGGTGTAGTTTTTATTTTGTGAGCGCATTTGCGTATAAAGTCATTATAAAAATTTCTAAGTTCATCCGAATTAGTGCTATGAAAATTATCATCCATATTTGATTTAGGAACAATACCATATTTTTCAATTAAATTAACAAATACATTCCAACGACCACCATCATCAGTTAAATTGTCTAATATATGTATTAATTTAACTACTTTATCATTTGATTGAATAGTTTGTACGTTTACATCATAAGTATCAATTATATAAGTAAGATAATAATTCGCTTTTTCTAATTTGTCAAAAAAAAACAAATAATTTTGCGAAAACTCAAAATCTGGAGCTAACTTGTATTTTTTAATCATTTTGTAGCGCATAATATTTAAAAAGGCAAATATCCAACAACGGCCACTTTGTTTTTGGTCACTAATTTTTGACTGAACGTCAATTAAATTTGTATAAGTTTTTTTCTTATCTTGAATATAATCACTTTTTAATAACACATTTTTAAAATCTGTCTTTGTATTAAAATTTTTTATTATTTTATTTGTTTTATTTTTATTAAATTTTTGTGAAAAATTTGAAATTAACTTATATGTTAATTTATTAACCATATACTATTATATTATATTATATTATATTATATTATAATATATTACAAGATTACTAATTACTAATATTACTTACATTCTTTTAAATAGCTATCAAATAATAGGCTTTTAATTTCTTTACATTTTAGTTCTTCTAGTTTTTTCTCAAATTTTTCTTGTTCGGGCCATTTTGCATGCAATTTGTCTATTTCATTATACCACGATTGTAGTGTAATTCCGCGTTTTTTTTTAAATTCGCTCATATTTTCTAAATTTAACGCATAGAGCTGTAATAATGGTTTCATAATCTGATTGCTAATATAATGCGCGTAATCCAATTTTAATTTATTTTGAATAATAAAATCAGGTGTCTCTATTTTTTCACCTTGAAGTGCTTTTTTATTAGCATTTACAATATATGCATAATACATTCTATCGCCTGAACTAGGTTTATTACCAATGTCTCGCTGACCGATTCGCTCAGCCAATACTTTATGTGCTATTTGATTGGGATTTTTATAATAGCTTCGTAAAGATTTGGTTACCAATAATTTTTCAATTGAATATTGTCCAGCAATCAATTTTTCAAGACTCTCATTTAGAAATTTTATTGATTTAGTAATACTCTTTTCTTTCATAATAATATTTACAATAGTTCCATATATATCTTTTACTAGCGGAGCATTATCTCTGCGTTTAAGCACAATACCCATATACTTTAGTTTGCCTTTTTCTATATTTTCTTCATACAATATACCTACATAACGTTTCTTAGATAATAATATCCAAGGCCAAAATGTTTTTTCATATTCTAAATCGTGTGGTTTTTTTAGAAATTGACTTGCTAAATTCCCTGCTTTTTTTGCTAGTTCAATAGTATAAATAAGAGCTTGATTATTTATAATTTTTTCATCGTTAATTGGATTTCTCAAATTAAATTTGAAAAATACTGAATCTGTATCACCATATACACATTGCGCTTTTGCCTTTACAACTGTACCATCATCTAATGTTACCAAAACATCGTTATAGCATTCTTCAATAATTGCCCGTCCGTAAAATAATAATTTACGACCAATAGCTGTTGTTGAAGCGGCAACGTCCCCTTCATAAAAAGCACTTGTAATTGCTCCCATTTGGCCATATAATGAATTTGCTGTTACTTTAATGCTTAGTTGTCGCTTATCTAACACATTTTTCATAAACTCATCTTTTTCCAATAAAATTAATTTTCGGGTTGCTTTTCGCGCCGCTAACAACTCCTCTAAAATAGCTGGCATAATAGCTTTACCATCTTTATCTGGAAATTGAGCGAATCTACAAATTTTATAACCAATAATCACTTTTTTCTCAGCTGCTTTTGGGCTGGGTCGTATATATTTATATGTATCATATTTCACATCAATATATTTATAACCCAAATCATATAAGTTATCGTAGCAATAATCTCCATGCTCAGATTTTTCCCCGGTTTCTTTAATTAAATTATTACTTAAATCATATTCTTTAGTCCATACTTTTGAGTCGTGTGACAAATTTTCGGAAATAATAGACGATGGATAAAGAGAACTATAGTCAACACAAGCAACTGGCTCTTCTAAATATATTCCAGTTTTTGGTGTAAAAACATGAGCACCTTCATAACCTCCGCCTGTTTTTTGCTTATTGACAACTGGCATAAGTGTATTTTTTTCTCCACATTTTTTAGAAACATAGCTTTGTAGTTTAATTCCTTGTCCGCGCAATAGTAAATAGCTTAGCGGAACATCACATAAATTTGACATTTCTACTTTGTCGGTAATTACATCTACTTTTAATAATAACCAAATAACATTGTCGCAATCAGCAAGACAATATTTACCAACAGTCCATCGGTCATAATCAGAACCATTAGCAAGCGCAAATATTTCTTGTGGAGACACATCATCTTTTGCTAATCCCCAGTTATATTTGTAATTGGCCAAATCCAGTTCTTCTAGACCTTCAATCACAAACCATTGTTCGTCTTTATTAATTTCAATAATTTCAAATTTTTGCCCTTTTTTATATAAATTATTACTGAACCCTTGCTCATCAAACTTTATATAACTACCCACACTAATACCTGTAAGATTTTTACTATATATTTTTGTGCTATTATTTTCATTATTTAACACAATTTTACTAATAGAGTCACTAATAAAATAGCTTGATGTAAAGTCTAGCTTATTAGAACTTAATGTAAATTCTTTACGAAAAATGACACACATATCTATAATAATGCGTCCAGGCATTTTTATAAATTTTAAATTATATTCACCACTTGCTAAAACAATCTTATTTGTTTCAATGTCTTTATAATCCTTTTTTTGAGTGTCGCTAGATTTAGCCAACTTATCTCTATATTCAGCACGCCAATCATTTGAAATACATATTTCATTTTTGTTTCGCGAAAGTTTGAGAAACTCATTTACACAATTTAGCTCTTTAGACCGTTTATACATAAATTCAAAATCAAACCCCGTAATATTATAGCCTGTAATAATATGCGGATTTTCGCTATTAATAATTTTTGTAAATGTTAATAATACTTCTTTTTCAGTACAGCGTTCTAATACAATTACGTTATTTTCTTGTGCCCATAATAAATATTTATCTGGAATTTTACAACCGCCTTTAACAATAATAATGCGTTTATATGGTTTAGGTTCTGTATAATTAATAAAACTTAAACCAATAAATGTAATTATGTCACCTTCTAATGCTGGAAAGTTAGTATTGGCAAATGCTTCTGTTAGCTTTACCAATTTTGTAGCATATTCACAGCTATTGTCCTTAATTAATTCTATTAATGTGCAATCTTTTTTATAATCTTTTATTTTAGGTTTGCGTTTGTTATATTTTACTTGACTTTCAGTTTCCCCATCATTAATGCAATCATGTTCTTCATCGTCTTCATTTTCATCTTCAGTTTCAGATTCTGAGTCAGCGCCGTCCAAAACAATATCACTATTTAATGACACATTGAACTTTGATGGATTATAGTTTGTTAATTTATTTATTAATATTTCCATTTCATCTAATGTAATAGAAGGGTTCTTAGGATATACTTTTTGTATATAACTTAATTTGTCATGTGTTAAATCAAACGCACTTAAAATCTCGTGTTTTAAATTATTAAAATCATAATTAAGTTTGAAATTTTCAGAACTCGAATTGTAATTTTCAAGTATATTTGTTGCTAATTTTTTATAATTTTTAATTGGAATAGGAAAATCACCATGACTACTACTTGCCTCAATATCAAAGCTACATATATTATATTTTACTAATGTTTCTTTTTCTTTATAATCATAAATATCTTCGTAATTTATTGAGTATTCATAAGAGCAATTTGTTGTCTTATTACTAATAATTCGCACTTTGTTTGAAGGTATTTTTATCCATCCACTTGGACTAATATGTTTTTCATGAAAGAATTTTAATAGTGGCGGAATGTCTGCCTCATATAAATAACAATGCGTTGTTCCAATGTCATCAGTATATTTATATCCGTCTTCTTTTAATGTTCTTTCAAACTGACCTGTTTTACTGGTTTTATCATCATAAAATATTTTTTTTAATTTATTATATGCTCCACTATTAGTAAATGAAACTTTAACAAAATTATGTAATTTTTTATTATCAAAACCATATAACTTGTGCCTTTTTACTAACACACATTCAACTATTGAGTCTTCATAATAATTGCCAACCAATTGTTTCATATGTCCCATAAATTCATTTTTACGTTGGTCATTCCAGTCTTCGCTAACCATAATGTAGAAAAATGGATAAAACTTTTCTATAAATATGGATGCTGTCTTATTTGATGAATTTATTCCAAATGCTTGAATAATGAATTGTTTATTATCTTTATAATTGTTTCCTTTACTGTTTTCCTCTAATACATTGTAGTCATAACATTTAAAACATTTATATGTTGTCATATTATTTAATAAACTATTTAATTAGTAGTCTTTAAATTTATAAAAACTTTTCAATTTTTTATATAATTTTTTATATAATTTTTTTTATAATTTTTTTTATAATTTCTTATATAATTTTTTATATATTTATATAAATATATGTCGACTATTCCTAAACTAATTTTTATTGTTCCATATAGAGACCGCGAAAGAGAAAAACACCATTTTTCTATATATATGAAATATATTATGGAAGACTATAACAAAGACGATTATGAAATATATTATAGTCATCAAACCGATTCTAGAATGTTTAATCGCGGAGCAACAAAAAATATTGGTTTTATGGTTATGAAAGAAAAATATCCAAATGATTATAAAAACATTACCTTTGTATTTAATGATGTTGATACATTGCCAGCAATGAAAAATTTATTTGATTATATAACATATCCAGGAACAGTAAAACATTTTTATGGTTTTACTTTTGCTTTAGGAGGAATAGTTTCAATAACTGGAGGTGATTTTGAAAAATGCAATGGGTTCCCAAATAATTGGGGATGGGGACTAGAAGACAATGCTTTAAATGATAGGGTACTACAACAATCATTAACTATTAACAGGGACCAATTTTTACCAGTTCATTCTAAGAATATAATTCATTTATATGACAACCCAATAAGACTAGTTAACACTAGAGAACCACTGGCTTATGTTAGTGGCAAATTGATTGATAATTTAAATAATATAAGTAATTTATATTATTCAATTGTTAATAATGCTAATACTAATACTATAAATGAAGACACCAATAAACTAAGTGCTATAAAACAAAATGAATATATTATAAATATACATAATTTTGAAACATTAATTCCTAGTGCTAGTACGTATTATAAACAAAATATGTTAGAAAGTAATGTACTAAAAGCATATAAAAGCTCAACATTAGTAAAAAGAAATGTTAATCCAAGATGGTTACTAACTAATACTTTTAACAAGTGAATTTGAGTTTTTATTCAACAGAAACAACTTTTGCCAAGTTGCGTGGTTTATCTGGATTAATATGCTTACCTAATGACACTTCATATGCTAATTTTTGTAATGTTATTATGTATAAAATTTCATTATAATAGTCAAGATTTACTAACAATATAAATTTATCTTCACTTAATTTTAAGTCATCTATAATATTTTGAGAGTTTGTTATAACAAATATGTTGGTTTCGCGAGCAATTATTTCATAATATGTTGATTTTAAATTATTTAGATCCTTAGTATTATGTATATCTATTAATAATAGTGTTAAACTTGAACTAGTTAATAGCGCAAAAGGCCCGTGTTTTAATGAGCTAGCACTAAAACCCTCACAATGGATATAGCAAACCTCTTTAATTTTTAGAGCACCTTCACACGCTATTGGATACAATTTGTCTTTTCCTAATATAAATATACTTGTTACATTATTGTTAATAATGTAATCCTTTAAACCATTAATTTTATTCATAAAATTAATATCATATAATAGTTGTCTTACACTATTTGGAAGTATTCTAAGATTGTCTATTTTTTTTATATTACTATAATAATCATTATTTACAAACCACATACTAAGTAGGCTTAATATTATTAACATGCTTGTAAATGATTTTGTTGAAGCAACACTAATTTCTGTTCCAGCATTCATATATATACCACAATCCACTTCGCGCGCTATTAACGAATCTACTTTATTTATTATACCCAAAGTTACGCATTTCTTGGCCTTACAAATTTTCAAACAATTATATACATCCATTGTTTCACCCGATTGTGATAAAAATACGCACAAAGTAGTACAATGATTTTTAATATTCGGTAAAATATTTTCATTAAACTCACACGCATTTACACTTTTAACACATACAAATTGTTTTATTTCATTTAAATAGAGCTCGCCTATTAATGACGCATTATAACTTGTTCCGCAACCAATTAAATAAATAAATTCTATATACTTTATAATATTACTTATATTATCTAATCCTCCCAATTTGATAATATTATTATTAATGCGACCACCATAATTATATGCTTTTTGTAGTGTTTCTGGTTGTTCCATTATTTCTTTTAACATCCAATGGCTATAATTTCCTATGTTTTCAACTATATTTTCATAACATACTTTTTTAATAGTATAATTAGATAAATCAGTTAAATTATCTGGTGTAGTTTGGTCTATAGCAATATATGAGGACAAGGACATATTATTTATTAAATTAGTATAACTACCATTACTTATTTTAATAATATTATTGTCTTTCAATGGAATATAATCACTTATTAAGCATGCAAAGCCATTTGTTTCTGAAGTACATATTATAAAATCATTATTATAACCTAATAATAATGGAGACCCTTTTCTTGTCACATAATATGTATCTAATTGTTTAGTATAAATGATTACAAGAGCCCATGTTCCTTCTAACTGACTTAGCGTTTTTTTTATTGCTTCTTCAATATTACATTTCATAACTATAATATAATATTCTATTAAATTAGCAATTACTTCGCTATCTGTATCACTGTAAAAATTATAGTTCTTAGATTGTAAAAACTCTTTTATTGTCATAAAATTATTTATTATACCATTATGAACTAGTATAATTTGCTTGTGTTGTGATATATGGGGGTGTGCATTAGCATCAGTCTTACCGCCATGAGTAGCCCATCTTGTATGTCCAAGTGCTATTCTAGAAAACAATTGTTGCTTATATACTTGTTGTTGATGTAAGTCATTTGTTTCATATAATGATTTAACTAAATCAAAACAGTCATGTTTTAGTGTTGATGCTTTTTTAATTATTTCAAATTTGCTTGTAATGTCATTATAATAACATATTCCAATGGAGTCATAGCCTCTATTTTGTATTAATTCTAAACTATTAAAAATATGTTTTAATGAATTTTTTGTATTTTTGGAATATATAAACGTTATTCCACACATAACATAATATAAATACAAAAAGTTTTATATTTATATTATAACTTGTAAATATTATAACTTGTAAATATTATAACTTGTAAATATTATAACTTGTAAATATTATAACTTGTAAATATTATAACTTGTAAATATTATAACTTGTAAATATTATAACCTGTAAAGACTATAAAGACTATAATGACTATAAATAATGGCCTTTTCCTGTTTTAAATATTTTAAAACGAGGAGTATAAGGAACAATATTAGCATAATTAACTTGTGTTGGTAAAGGGGTGTTATTGCGTATATCTTCTCTTAAATCTTCTATACATTGTTGAGATAGTCTATTGCGTCTATTTGACCTAACTAAATTAGCAAAATTTTGTCTTACTAATCTATTGGTTATAAAAGTTTGACTAGCTTTTGCTGAACTATGTTTATTTGCATTAATTTTATTTTTAATTAAGTCTTCTGTTGTGGTTATACATTGTTCATCTATTTGGTATTGGTTAATAAAACCACGACCAACAATTGAATTTTCATCGTATGGTGTAATTGATAATAGCTTTGGAACATTATTTAATCCAATAAGCCCTTGTATCATTTTTCTTGATAAGTTACTACTATTTTTCTCTGGAATAATTATACTGTTTAATCTTGAAGTACTTGCTCCCGGTAAAAGCTCAATTGCTTTTGATAATGTATCAATATTACTTGGATCTCTAATAATTTCAATATTATTATTTGGATATCTATAAAGAGGGTTTGGATCTGTTTCTGGATTATGATATATATATATACATTCTACATCTGTAAAATCGCGACTTGGTGTTGTATAAATTAAACTCTCAAAACTTATAGAACTAGTGTTTATTTTGATGTTATTATTTAATACATCAAAAGTAAAAAATGTATTAAAATAGACATCATAATTGAATCTTACATCTAAAAGCACGGGTTTATCTAGATTATAATATGAACTTTCTATAGTAGTTTGTGTTTGAGGTAGATTTCTAGTATTTAAATTATTAGGGTTTGTTATGATTACATTATCAAAACTAATTGTATTAATGCTATAATTAGTACTATTATTGAAGTAACTAATATTTGGTCTTATAATGCTTCCAGATAAACTGGTGAAAGCAAGATTATTAAACTCATTAAAATAACTTTTTAAGTTATTAACATCAAATAAGTTATTAAAATAAATAGAAAATATTTTATTAGTACTAGTAAAAATATTATAAGCGCTAACACTTTTCAAAAGTATATTTGCTGATAGCTCAGTATCATACAAATAATTATTGTCAATATATTGTTGCAGACTATCATATTTTTTTTTGATATTAAGTGGATTATAAATAGAGCTAACATTAATATTTTCTAAAAAAGTTAGCTTTCCTGAATTATATGGAAAACTAATATGTTTATATATATCACTTTGAATAAGACCTGTTCTAAAATTACCCAAAGATAAATAAATAATATATGAGTTGCTTATTTTTGTAGTAAATGTAATGGGCTTTAGTGGAGTTGACACTTGAACGTTTAAAAAATGTATAGTAGAGCTAGTATCAAATACTATTTGGCTTGTTGCTTTTTTAACCATTTCAAAATTATTTGTTCTAATTAAAAAAGTCTCAAAACTTATTGTTAGCCCACTAGATCTATCAGCATAACTCAAGTCAACTGTATAGACTATTTTTTTATTATTAATAGTATATTTATTATATATATTATTATATATACTAAAAGGTGTAGCGCTAGTGCTAGTGATTTGTGTTAATGATGTTATATTAGAAATGTCACTAAATGTAGTAAAACTAGTTAGACTAGCATCTCTATATAAATTAGTGAGTTCATCTGATGGTGTTATACTTTTAATTTTACACATTAAACCATTATAACATATATCAGACCCTAGTCCTCTAGTAAAAAAAGTATAACTAGAATCTCTAAATATATAGTCTTTTATATTTAGTTTATAATAATCATAATTTGGATTATTAGAACTATTAGAACTACTATTTTTATTAAAATTGGAACTACTATCTTTATTATTAAAATAATAATTTAAATGAAAATAGAAGAACTTTTCATCATTAGAAGTAATTGTGGAATTTTTTACTAAATAATTATTGGCAAGGTCATAATTATTTATGTTAGTATTTTTAATAAATAATAATTTTCCAAATTTGTTATTATCAGTAAAAATAAATTTTATGTTATTTTTTATATTATTTAATGTTAATAAACAATCAGATAATGTAGTGTTATTGTTTGTAATGCTATTGTAGTTTAATATTATAATATTTGTAGAATTATCTAGTTGGTTAAAAAATTTATTTCTTTCTGTCAATCTAGGCATACTATCAGTAGCAAGTTGTGTATTTAGTAAAATTTTTGCTCCTTCACTAACACTATTTATATTATTTTGTGTCAAAATAATATAGTTATTTCTCGTGCTGCTTAAGTTAAGTGCCATATAATTAAAAATAACATTATATATTCTTAAATTTATGTATTAAATTTATGTATTAAATTTATGTATTAAATTTATGTATTAAATTTATGTATTAAATTTATGTATTAAATTTATGATATTATATCTGTATTATTAAAATACCAATTTGTTGATAAATAATCCGCTTTTGTATCACTGAGCTTACTTTCTTTACTTGATTTTAGATTTGGACCTTTATACATTATTGAATTTATTTCGAATGTTCCTATAGCATAGTTATAATATTTTAAATTAGAAATAGCGCCATCAAATCCACCATTATAATTGACATACAAATTATCATAGTTTTGTTTAATAATATTTGATAATTTATGACGTTTTGTTAAATTGCCATTAATATAAATATCAACCACATTTTGTGCTGTTGTTCTAATTACTACACATACCCATTTTTTTATTGGAATGCCATCGACATATATATCATCATAATATGTATTATTATTGTTTTCATTATTATGAAAAACATTTACTCTAACTAACATTCCTAAAAGAGGGAACTTGTCTAACAAATCATCGCTCATATTTTTTTTACCATTATATAAATATACACCCGGACAATTGTTTGGACCAAATATTCCTGTTCCCCCTTCTCCTGTTGAATTTGGTGAAGATCCTTTATTAAAAACATGTTTAAAGTCAATTGTTTCTTTATAATCTGTAGCATTAACATGTATCCAAAATGCGTAAGTAAATTCTATTCCTTCATATTCATTAATACTGCGCAAAATTGGGATTGATGATTTTTCGCCTAAAGACTGTGTAATAGTTAGTCCTTCTGTCCCATCTTTTAATCCATATATTAAAAATGGTGTTTCTGATGGTGAAAAAAAATAATATAATAATTTAGTTCCAACATAAAATAATAAAGAAAAAATTATTATTATTGCCAATAAAAATGTAATTTTTGCTATCATTGTATTTGATGATAAAAAATCATTTGCTGATTTTAATCTTGATTCCGCGCTATATGGAATAGCAGCATTAATATTTTTTGAAATATTAGTAAATATACTTTCTGGAGGATTCATAATATTAATATATAATATTATATAAATTATATAAATTATATTTCAAAACTGCCTTTTTCTGTATTATACTCTAAAAAGCTTACTTTTAATCTATATTTATTAAATAATGATTTTGCTAATGATTTATCAATTCCTTCTTTATATATATTGTATGCTTCTTGTGGATTTATGGAATCATTTTCGTAGCGAATTCGTGTAATAAAGCCTTCAAAGCCACTATTAAGACCTTCATTATTTGCTGCGCCCGCGCCTTGAGCCATATTTCCTATATATATATTTTTTTTCTCACTTGTGCTATAAAAATTATGATATAATCCATGCATTATAAATGAATTTCGCAGTTTCCCATCTAAATATACATCTAATGTTCTTGTGTCAATACTTAATGTCAAATTATTCCATTTTTGAACTGGTATATTTGGTATTTTATATCTTGTGTAATTTCTTCTATTTACTAAAGCACTTCTTGCTCTACCTGATACATTATTATCTAAATATGTTTCAATATCAATTAATAAATTGTTTTCGTATTTATCTAAAGCAATATTTATATTTTTAGGTTTGATTTGGTTTAAACTAATATCTTTTTCAACTTTAGTGCTTAAACCGCTTAACATTGAAGCCAGTTCAGGTAATGTTGGTGCTTTTGAATCAACGGCCATATATAATACATTTTTTTCGTTTGATATATTATTTCCCCAGTTATCTATGTAAAACCATACACTTAATGTAAAATTTGATGAGCTATTTTCTGGAATATCTTTTGCCATTATTACATTAGTGTTTGATACAAACAATGAATTTACTGTACTTTGTAGTTCTACAGGCGCTGATGCATCACACATAACATCATAAATTATATTTGTTTTGAAAAATAGATTGCGAAGGCCCCATATTACTACAATAATCAAGATTATTACAATAATAATATTAAATATGCCCATATTAAAATATTATTATATTAAAATATTAAAATAATAAAACATCTTAAATATAATAGTTTAAATATAAAATCTTATTTCTTATTTTTATTTTTTTTATTTATTTGTTATTTGTTATTTGATATTTTTTAATTTATTTGTTATTTGTTATTTGATATTTTTTAATTTATTTGTTATTTGTTATTTGTTATTTGTTATTTGTTATTTGATATTTTTTAATTTATTTGTTATTTGTTAAATTATATAATAACTCAATTGTTAATGGACTTGTAATTTCACTATAATAGTTTATTTCTTTAATACTTCCTTGAATTCCGTCATTTTCCCCTATTGTTACCTTATCGCCTTTAAAATATGGAGTTATGTCTTTTTTTGTTCCTACCAATTTACCATCTATAAAAACATCTATGTTATTATTGGAATAATTAATAACAAAAAATAACCATTTTTGATGTTTTATATTTTTCCCTTCATATATAGTATCTAACTGGTCTCCTTTATTATTTAGTGTTCTAGATCTAACAATGATAGATTGTGATTTTCCATTATAATATATTACTGGTTTATAAGCATAATTAAATATTTCAGTGTCTTTATTATAAGCTGGTGATGTATTTGTTGGTTGTGGATTTATATAAACATAAAAACTTATACTATATGTATAATTGTATGGAAATTTGTTTATAGTTTTGGGTGGGTCATAAAAGCTAGTTTTTACATTATATATTCCATTATAATCATTTTTTAATAATTTAAAATTATAACCTTTTGTGTCACTTATATTGTCTTTTGCTTGTTTAGTTATATCTTTAGATTCAGGAGCTATTTCTGTTGAACTATCAAATGCTTTAAATAGTGTATTTTCTTGCTTATTTAAATTTAATGTACTTAATAATGAGTCAATTGGATTTGTTATAATAGGATTGCTTGTGCTATCATCTTTAGGTATTGGAATATCAATAGTGGAATTAACACTTTTATTAAGATTTTGATATATACCAATGACCTTTTTTTCATTTAAATAATAAGGGTCTGTTCCTTTTAATAGGCTGCTTTTATTAAGTGTTCTAAAATATTTAAATAAAAACGGCAATACAAATAGCAATGTTATTAATAGCAATAATATAAAAAGTAATAAATATACAGGACTTGGTGTTAATTTAATATCTTTATTTATTTCATCAATAACAATTAGTAACAAACAAGGTATAAAGAATATAGTTTTTTTGATAATACAAATGTAATCATAAATAAAGAGAGTCTTACTTGTATCACTATATTCACATGAGTCATCTGAACCAGTTGTTTTTATTGAAAATAGTGCGGCAAAAATTGCCAACACAACAATGACAATTGTTATGCTTATTAATGATTGTGTAATACTAAACGTATTAGTATTTTTTTGTGCATACAGCACATAGTTGATTATGTATATAATACTTATTAGTATAAATAATAATAGCCCAATATACATAAACAAAATTCTTAATGGTTTTAAATATGTGTTTTGAATTTTTATATTATCTATATTATAGCTATTAGTATCATAACCTAATTTGGTTAGCTCCATGGTGTCAGTGCCAGTTATTGCAAGTCTCTCATTTTGATTAATCTTATTATTATTATTATTTCTAAATACTAGAAAAAGAAAATAAAAGACTCCAACGCCTAACAATAGTATTGCTCCTAATATTTCGTAGGGTGTATCTTTTATTCCAAATACATTATAATAACTATTTAAATAATAAATAAGACCAAATATTAATAAAATGACTAACACATTAATGTATCTATAGTAAAAATATTCATATTCATTGGAAGTAGAACTGTTTTTTTTGAATTTTATTCCATTAATTAACACATCTGTTGAAATACTTATACTATTTTTTAAGAAATTTACTGTTTTATCTGAATAGTCACTAATTGTATTAAAACTTGCTTTTAATAATTGTGTCATTATTAGATAATATTAATAATATAAATTAATAAATTTATATTATTCTCTGTTATAAAGTTTGTGTTATAAAGCTTGTGTTATAAAGTTTGTGTTATAAAGCTTGTGTTATAAAGCTTGTGTTATAAAGCTTGTGTTATAAAGTTTGTGTTATCAATGTTACAAATTTTCATATGCTGTTTTTTTTCCATGACAATCTCTACATAAAGCTACTAAATTAGTAATATCATTGGAACCGCCATATTCTAGTTTCATAACATGGTCTACTTCAAACCATGCAGGCAACTGTTTTTGGCAACCTTTACAATGCCAGTTTTGCGAAGCCGCCACAAATTTTTTCTTGGTTTCACTTACACTTCTTTTTGTTGAAGTATTTCCAGACTGTAATATTTTTTGTTGCTGCTTTGTCATATTATTATAATTTGCATTTATTGACTTTTGTAAATGTTGAGACTCTCTATAGTTTGTTCCGGCGCTCAAATTATAATTATTATTTAATTCATTACTTATTGATTTAGATGTAAAATCAATAATTGGAGTTATAATACTAGCAGTGTTTCTGTCTATTGGTAAATATTTAATGTAACCGTTTGTATTAACTACAAAATCTTTATAATTTGCGGGATTTTTCTTTATAAATAAATATATACATAGTCCAACAAAAGCAATTAGTCCCATTTTATAATATTTTTCATAATTTTTAAGTTTAGCTAGTAATTTACCTTCAAAGTATGTATTAAGCAATACAAAACCCGTTATAGTTAATATGAGCAATTCAAATTTCATATTTATTATTAATAATTATAATAATATATTAATTATAGTAAATATAATATAATTATACGTTATAAATTTATTATAAAAAATTTATAATAAAAATAAAAAACTATTATTTAAACTTAATAGTGAGTCCAATTATTACTAATACTAACAATAGTACTAAGCTCCCAAAAATGTATTTTTGCTTATTTCTGCTTTCTTCATATTTTTTTAGCTCCTTAATTTTATAGTTTTCATAATATTTATTCATTGCGTCATAATAAGTTATTTCTGGTTTTCCTAAATAAATATTTATTTTATTATGTATAAAATGCACCCATTTTACAAACGACTCACGAGAGTCTAAATATGGTGTAACAGGATAAGCATCTAAAAATTTACTAAATACATTACCAATGTCACTAATTGGTAAAAACAACGGTAAATTTGTTATAAAGTCATAATATTTCTTTTTTGTTGAATCATTGCTATTGTTAGGATAACTTAAGGCAATTGTATATAAAACAAACCAATAATGTGGTCCCCATATTATTGGATTTAATACATTATTATTAGACATATTATTATTAGACATATTATTGTTTGACATAACTTATAAATAACATTAACAAAACTATTGCGTATTTTTACCATAAAAACTCTTATTTAGTTCATATATTAATTTAAGTGTTATAATAATCATTATAACTTTATATAAATTGATTGAATTGTCAAACAGTTTACCATTTAAGAATGTGTGTTGGTTTGTTAATATATGACTAACAACTCCTAATGGTAAAAGCATTAAATAATATACTTGTCTATTTAGTCCAGTATATACTCTTATAAATGGTTCAATCAAATAGGCAATAAAAAACGTCATAAATAAATCAAATAATGACATGCCTAAATTACTTGAATTATAATATGGTTGCTCAAATTGAATGCAATAACTTCGTAGTTCTTTTATATCCATTTTGTATATATTATATTTTATTCTTAAAATCCGATTTAAATCATAAATTCATTCCAGTCATAGTCTTCTTCGTGTTTTAAGCATTTGCTATTGTTTAGTTCAAACATTTTTTGTCTTATTAATTCCAGATTTTTTTTAGCTTCTTCGTGGTTTTCTTCGGCATCTTCAAGATTATACTGTAGTTCCATCGTGACTGAACAAAAATAGTTATGATCAATTTGATAGTTAATTAAATCTGCTTCTGCGTTGTTTAGTTCTATATGAGAATAACCTAATGTCTTAATAGCTTCTTCAAGCTCTCTTTCACAAACTAATTGTTCAAAAGATAGTGCTTGTATTTTTTCCAACTTTTTAAATAGCTCATTATGTTGTTGCGAAACACGCCATCTACAATAGTCTAAGCGGAAGCCATAATTATTTAAATTTATATTTTCATTTACAAGCTGTCTTGCTATAAGTCTTTTCATTCTATTAGAAACAACTAACCATTGCCTAAAATCGTCGTTTTCATTATATACTTTACACACATTAATACCAAAATGCTGGCTACCTTTACTTGTTTCATGATATACATAATACCTTGGATAATCTTGACATTTTCTTTCTGAATCGTAGCTTGTCTGATAAGTCTGCATTTAACATTAATAAGATTTATAATCTTACAATAACATCTCAATTTTTATTTATCAATATAATATATTATATTTTATTCTTAAAACCTTTAAAATGTGTATTTTAAATAAATATAAAACTATAACACGTTAATAGTTTAACTAACTATTAACGCAACCTATGAATATTAAGAAGCAAGTATTTTGCAACAATTGTGGTAAATTAGGACA